AATGTACAGTCTCCGAACAGCAGCACAAATGGGGAAACATGATACGCCTGGAAGCGAGTGATGCGGTAGTGTATGCCAGCAAGGAAGACATTCTGACAGCACACGATATCATGTGGACACTGGAAGACGAAGATGACGGGAAATAGGATGTGTGGTGGCGGCAGAAAAGCTATGGGTGCTAACAAGAGCGCACCAGTCGGAAAAGCTATGGGTGCAAACAAGAGCGCATCAGTCAGAAAACCTATGGTTTGGCAGACATAACGTGTCCGGTCATCTAATCATCTAAGTGGCACTTGTTGACAAACAGCTACGCTATAATATGTGACATTTAAGCGCCAAAAAGCTATGGTTTGAGAAATATGTAAAACCGCAATAATTAGCAATTGGTGCTTATGTCACTATTCTCTGCCACTACATACAAGCCTACAAGGGGAAAACCATGAAGTACGCAGAAAAGCTATACTTTCACAATACAGATAAAAACAACAATCCCACATCTGTCTTCGACTTCCGGATCCTGGAGCATGTGAAGGAGACAGTGCCACTTTTTATCTGCGGGGGAGTGCCGTATATCTACGACAAAGGATATTACCGTGAGGACATTGATGGGACCGTGCTTAAGTCCTTCATCATGGATCACGTTATCGATACATTTATCAAGAGCAACACCATCACACGCATATACAACCTCTTCCTGCAGGACAGGACGCTGCGCAGAGACCCGGAAGAGCTTAACCACTACGACTACCACTGGATAAACTTCCGGAATGGCCTCTACGATGCACGCAGCGGGCGCATAGTCCCTCACGACCCACGTACCCTGTCGATCAATCAGGTACCGCACGAATACACGCCTGATGGCCCTCATGGCCCCGGAGACGCTATAGAGACCTTCTTGGAATATGCTGTACCGGATCCCGAAGACCGCGAGATGCTCCTTCAGTATATCGGGCTGTGTTGTACGTTCGACACATCACAGCAGAAGATGCTCATCCTGACCGGCACTGGTGGCACAGGCAAGAGTACGCTCATCAACCTTATACAGGACATAGTGGGATACCGTAACATCAGCAATGTGGCTCTCAGCGACCTCGAACAGCGGTTCTCATCCATCGCATTGATGGGCAAGCTCCTCAACTCCTGTGCAGATCTTGAGATAGACGCTCTGGACCAGGTGGGAACTATCAAAAAACTGATAGGAGATGACAAGATAAAGGGAGAGCATAAGGGAAAGGACTTGGTGAGCTTCACGAACTATGCCAAGCTGTTATTTTCAACAAACGAACTGCCGCTGATCAAGAATGAAAAAACCGATGGTTTGTATAGGCGGTTGTTGATACTCACTATGAATAATAAGCCTACAAAGCGTGACCCATCGCTCCCGGAAAAGTTACGGTCTCAGCTACCATATTTACTGCATCTATCAATGCAGGCGTTGATGCGGATGTATCAAAAAGGAACCATCTTAAACTCAGCCAACAGCCAGCAAGCGATACAGCAGCTTAACAAGGACAGCGATACGGTCGAAGCATTTATCCAGGATGAGTGTACACTGGATGCGTCAGCCAAAGTCAAGAAGTCAGACCTGTATGCGTTGTATGAAGAGTACTGTAAAAACTGGGACAGGCAGTCACACAGCAGGCAGAACTTCTACAAGGCGCTGAGGAGCAAAGGTATAGGCGAAAAGCGAGATAGCAATGGCAGGTATTTCTATGGCATCAGGCATGGCAAAGAGGATGCGGATGGTTTCATGAAGCTGTCAGAGAGCGCAGACATAGAAGATATGCCGTTCAATGACTAGGTCGCGAAAAAGCTATGGTCCTGCCAATAAAACAAGGTGTCGCGAAAAAGCTATGGTCCTGCCAATAAAACAAGGTGTCGTGAAAAGCTATGGTCCTGCCAATAAAATAAGGTGTCGGAAAATTCCAACACCTCAGTATACAACATATCTATGATCACTATGCGGAACTCTGAGTTCCGCTTTTTTTGATTCCAGCCAGAGGAAAAGCTATGGTTTTCTTCCCGCCCGCGCGAGATCCTCAGAAAAGTTATGGTTTCCGGTATATGTGGCGCGATCCAGAAAAGTTATGGTTTCCATCGCCGGTGTGCGAAACCATCAAAAAGCTATGGTTTCGGAAGTGGGCAAGCACTGGTCAAGCCCTGGGCAAGTCACCGTCTACCAGCCGCTCAATGACTTCTGACTTGCTGATATTCGCATCCGCAGCAATCCTAGCTATCTTTTCTATGGTCTTTTCTCTCAGCGAAAAAGTCACCGTCCGCTTGGATACATCCTCTTGGACGGCTCCAAAGATCTCCTCATACTCATCACCGTCAAGATGGTCCTCTGCCCATTTCTGTGCTTCTTCCAGGCTGAGCGGCATGATCCTTTCGCCGCCTTCCCACTGGTTCAGACCGACAGCTTCAGCATATTTGCTTGCCGGGCCTCCCTTGCCATGCAGGAAGTACTCGCCGGTGTTCTTCCGGTACAAAGTCTCCTGCCACCAGCGGAAGTCGCTGCGGGATCCCTCACATGTGAACACGGCCAGTTCCCTTGCGCTGTCCGTGTCGTATCGTCTGCCGTTGATGATCTTCTTCATACGTCCTCCTTCAAAAAGTTATGGCTTGAGGATCCTGCCCGCGCGAGGCCCTCTTCGGTCTCTAGGAAATCCAACTCATACGCGCGAAGCTCCTCATCGGTCAGTTTGCGCTCATACACCAGTATATCGTGATACCGGCCGGTCGTGTCATCCAATCTGTCACGCAGTCCCTTCATAGGTTGGCAGCCGGGGGAGAACCCCCTGAGCCGCATGCCGTATGTGTATGTCATCATGGTCACATCCCTCCTCAGTTGATATCGTAGTCCGGCAGGAAACCTAACCGCTCCTCGATATATCTTTCGACCGGCTCCCAGTCATCGCTCTCAGCATCACATCCAGGCACATCGTCATATGCTGCCCAGAAGACAAGCTCCTCTGTATCCGGATACTTCACGCCGTCCTCATCTCTGCGCATACGGAACACGGCGAACTTCGGCACGGAGAAGTCTCCGTAGTGGAAGTCTGTGTCCACCCACCAGTAGAACGCATCCGCATCCTCATCAGCGACAAGCGCAAGGTCATCGTAGAAGTACCATGTACCGTTGATCAGGACGTTCTCATCTTCGTTCTCGGCGTGGATCTCGCCTACAAGGCTGATAGCCTCATCAAGGCTCATGCTGTGGTTTGTAGTGATATCAGCGACTGTTTCGTTTGTGATGGTATTGATAATCTTCATGGTAGATCTCCTTTCAAAAAGCTATGGTTTATTTAACTGTCTATAGGATAACAGACATTTATTTAAATGTCAATAGGATAAAAGCAATTTATTTAAATTATTTTTCTGGGAACTTTAGGTTACTGGACATCCGGAAAAGTTATGGCTGCGGAAGATACAGCCATCAAGGCAGAAGAGCGGTGCGGATCGCGGAATATTTACTGCCTAAAAAGTTATGGTTTATATGCAGAAAAGTTATGGTCTGTAGATAGAAAAGTTATGGTCTGTAGATAGAAAAGTTATGGTCTGTAGATAGAAAAGTTATGGTTTCAAAAAGCTATGGTTTCAAAAAGCTATGGTTTCAAAAAGTTATGGTCTTTTCTATATATACGGAAAAGTTATGGTCTTTTCCAGCACCACCAAAAAGTTATGGTCTCAAAAAGTTATGGTCTCAAAGCATAACAAAAGCCACGGAAGACCCATGGCTAAAAGCTATCAGATATTTACCATTACCACTACCATTACCACTACCATTACCATTACCACTACCAAAAAAGTTATCGGAATACCCTGCAGAACGCATCAGAATGGCTTCTGACGGCTTTTTGTAGTCTGCCCGATAAAGCGACCGTCTGCATGATAAAAACCGCTCTGTGGCTCCTGTGGCGCTGCGGCTGACCCTGTAGGTTGTGGCTGCCAGAACTGTACACTGCCAGCCAAGACGAAGAGCGTGTGAAAGCGCCTTTCCCTTGTTGGCTGCCCTGTAGGCTGTGGCTTGCTGTAGTCCTTCCGTATAGCCGATATCTGACCGATACCGCGCGAAGACCCTCTGTGGCTCCTGTGGCATCCTGAGCGCATATATGGACCCTCTGTGGAATAGTGGACGCATCCTGTCCGCATATAGGCCCTCTGGCCGTGATCCTAGCATGCGAGACCCTCCGGAAGGACCCTTGACGGCTTTTCCTACACGCGCGAGACCCTCAGCGGCTTTCTGAAAGTCCCCTACACGCGCGCGAGACCCTCACAGCATCGATCTAGCACCAGGAGCCGAGACGGATCAGAACTTTCAGTCAATTTTCGCACTCCCAGCAGAAATGTCAGACAACTTGTGAAGACGTGCGGCATTGTCAGATAATATGCCAGGATGCGCCTAGGATAGGCACAAATAACTGATTTGTATACACAATACATAACATCACCTCATATTGTCAGAATAATCGCTACTGGGGCCGCCTGGATATGATCACGCGCCGCGGATAGATCGCGGAAGCTGCAGATACTTCACACCGGCCGCGGATGGACTGGAGACGCTGCCGGAGATGCTGCCGGAGACCATGCCGGAGACACTGCCGCAAGCGCTGCAGATATCCGGACCATACCAGGACCGGCCCGCAAGCGCCGCGACACTTCCATATTATAGTAAAATCAATTTTCTGTTTTGGTATTATCCGGAACGTGCGTGATCACGTCACCAATATCGCAATTCAATAGATTACATATAGTATCTAGTACAATAACACCCGGAACGATCCCGGATCGTATTTTTGTACACGCGGATTGCGGAATCAGCTTTTCACGCTGGATGACATATGAAGTATAACCGCGTTCCCTTAATTCTGATAACACGTCAATTTTAAATTTAAACATAGTTTCACCCGCCTTTTGAAAATATACAATATATCATAATAATCATATCGTTTTATATCCAGGTTTTCAAGCCCTTTTTAGGTTGACATTTTGCACAAAAACAAGCCCGAAAAAGGGCTATATTTTTACGCCGATATAGACCGAAAAAGGTTGCGTATAGTCCTAAAAAGGACTATACTTAAAGTAACTTAAGACAAGCGGTTCCGATACGGGCCGCATATATATAAAAGGAAAGGTGTATATAGTATGAAAAAAACTGATTTTCTCAAAATGAGTGACACTGAAAGAACGGAATTTTTAGAAAAGGCATACCAGGCACGCAAAGATCGCAACATGCGCCCGGACGAACTGGAAGTCGCACGCGTTGCGGCTGAAAAGATCGCTGCCGGTAACCGTATCACGGTTAGTGAGTTTGAATGTTTAACCGGAATTAAGTTTTCTCATAACATGACCGGAAAGATGGCCGGAATCCTTTCATTATCAACTAATTGTCTTGCGAATCCGATTTGCCTTGCAAGGCTTAAATCCGGAGTTGGTATTTGTGCAGAATGTTTCGCGGCGGCCATCCAGTTGCAATATGATGGAGTACTGGAAAATACCACTTTCAATTATAAAGCGCTGAATGAAAGCATTCTGCCGCTGGAAGTGCTGCCGATCATTGACGCGCCGGAAGTGCGGTTTGAGTCGTTCGGTGATGTTGGAAGCGTTAACCATGCGGCCAACTATTTAAACATGGCCCGCGTCAATCCGCTTGTGGCGTTCACATTATGGACCAAAAACCCGGAATTCATACACAAGGCCATCCAGGCCGGCTATAGCAAGCCCTCCAACATGACTATTATTCTTTCCAGTCCGCTTCTCAATGAGCGTGTCGCGATCCCGGAAAGATACGCATATTTTATTGACAAGACGTTCACGGTTTACACGCTTGCATGGCTGGATGATCACGGTCACGGGACGGAATTTATCAATTGCGGCGGCCGGTCTTGTAAGCATTGCCAGCGTTGTTATTTAGGTGCATGCGCGAGCGGTTCAGATATCCGCGAATTACTTAAAAAGGACGCCGACAAGGCCGCAAAACAGCGCGGCGGAAACTGGAAAGCATGGAACGATACGGAAGCTGCAAATATTCCAGCGCCCGCAAAGAGTGACCGCGCGGCGGATATAATGAGATTGTTTGGAAAGTGATAATTGCCAACCAGGGCCGGACGCATAACCGGCCCGGAAACATATAAACAGAGTATATAAAAGGCCGCTCAAGGCCGGAAAGAGTAGAAAACATGTTAAATATAATTGATTTCGATTTCATTTTTATGAATAGCTGGAATCGTAAAATAAAATGCAATATTTCTGTATATGATGAATGTTTCGTCCGGGTTGAATATGATAGAAAATATGCGTGTTACATTCAAGTTATAACAAACAATGACGCGCGCGCCGCATGGGCTTTATACAATGATCACATCGAATATACAGGAACGGCGCAAGAGTTAATTAACGCGCTTTACATCCAGTATAAAACAGGATACACCGGTTTACTGTTTGCAATCGTTCGAAACTATATTACAGAGCGGCCGGAATCGATTTGGAAGTAATAAAGGGGATATCATAATGAAATATGAACTTTTTAACACACGATATCTGAAGCTGAAAAAGATATTTCCCGCGCGGATTGCATATAGAATAACGTGTATGATCACATTGTAAAATTGAATATAGATATATGGACCGGTCCGCCGGTCCTTTTTTATTGCGATTGTATCCGCTGGAAACATTGACTTTCAATTATCGTTTCCGCTGCATATACACACTAGCCAGCCAGGGAAAAACATTTTGTCGCGCGCTGGAATTCGTGATCATAAATTTTCTGTTTTGGCTGCTATAGTCACGTTGCCAGGCAAGGAAAAACATTTTGTCGCGGCGCGTTATGTATCGATACAAGCGCGCATTTTGGCTATATAGGCGCTTTATGTATGCATACGATATCTAACATTGATACAATGGAAATATGGCTTAAAACGGCAGACATAAGAAGTATACACGCGTTCCGGGCTTGCGGATGTTTTGAATTATTGTTATAGTTGGTATAGAACAAACATATTATTGCAATATGTTAAAATGAGACTATACACAAACAATATGTAAAGGATGTGAAACCATGGCAAAAGGAAACCCGAAAGCATACTTAAACGCGAATAAAGGCGCAAACAGTCCCGTGATCGGTGGCAAGCCCGATATAACAGACGATGAGAATGCAGCCATGATTGAATTCTGTTTAGAGTCATTCTCCGCGCCAATACCCGATTTAAATAATCCGGATGATGTATTCCAGGCCGTTTCAAGTTATTTCAAGTCATGTATAGACAAGGGATTTAAACCGGGTAATATGGGCTTATATGCGCGCTTGAATGTGTCTAGACAAGAGATAAGTGAGATAGTACACGGACGGAAAAAAATAAATCCAGCGTCCATAGACATCATTAAAAAAGCACTGAAAACATTATCACAATTGCGTGAAATGTGGGGCGCGACTGGTAAATTAAATCCAGTGACTATGATATTTTGGCAAAAGAATTATGATGGACTTTCCGATGTACAGCAAATAGAGGTTTCTGCCCGCGATACATCAGCAGCAGAACAAACGCCCGAACAGATCGCTGCAGCGCTGGAAGCTGATGTGATCCAGGATAATTGACTGACAATACAGCAAATAGTCAGATAATTAGCTTCTGGGATGCTGCATGTTGTATTATCTTTATGTTTTAGTGTGGCATCTTTAGGTGATCTATTCGTCAAACACGCATTTATCGAATAGATAGATAATTCGATAAGTTATCAGACAATTATGAACCACCTGGACCGCACTCGCCTTGACAGGCTAACACATGTTAGGCAGGACTGACCCGGCCGGGGGTTAGATGAGACGAACCGGGCGGCCGGAATTACCCTCAGAATTACCCCTAAAAACAAAAAGACCCCTTGTATTGATCGCCCCATAATTCCTCCGGGGAGCAAAAAGACCCTAAAAATTCTCCACATCAGTTAGTGACACTTTTCAAGTCAGAACTGTCACCTGAGTGTCATTTTTCGACCAAAATGTGTCACCGAGACATCTCCAACATGAAGATAAAATGAAGATGATACCCGAAATAGTGACAGAAAAACGCCCAAAATGACAGTTTAGTGACAGTTTTTCAAAAAAAGTGTCACTCAAAAAATGCCCATTTTATGCGGGTTTGCGAGATGTTAGTGACACAAGTGACAGACTTTTTCTAAAAAATTAAGAGAGAACTTAAAAATAAGAAAAATACTATATATGTTAGGATAGGGCCAATTTTCTGTCACTTTCGACACTAACCAAAGTTAGACATACCAAACCTCGAAAAATTTTACACACTGTGGTGAGAAGCCAATATCTGCTCTTCGGATGTCATCGTGTAGCGAGAGGATAGCACCGCTCTTCGGATGCCATTCCGTAGCGGATAGCCAACGCGCTTCGCCTGCCCACACCTTTTCTTCCTTGGCTGGCCGTAGGTAGTGGCTGCCCGATCAGCAGTGGGTTGCCGATGGTTACAGGCCATCAAGGAGATGCATCCTGTCTGATGTATTGGCTGTATCTATTCGTCATATCTCATTTGTGACTTCTTTTTCTGTTCAATATCGGTCAGTTCTAATATAATTGATACATAACAGATAGAACAGTTATTTCAGACATGGAGATGTGTTATGAGTGCAGGCCGCCGTACGACCGTAACAGATGAATATGCGTTTACCGTACTTGATATGTACGCTTCGGGTCAGATAGGCACGAAGAAGGTAAAGGAACTGTGCGGATGGCCTGAGATAACAAGCCTACCAGGAAGAGCGCAGTACATCCGATATAAGGCAGCAAGGGGCATCCTGAGTATTGCAAATAGAATTGACAGCGTACACGCAAAGGGCAGGCGCGTGTTGGATGGGGAAATTATCTGCACGGTCAGCTTTGCCGGTGGAAAGGTTCGGCATCTTCGTTTTGTTGGCGAAGATACAGAGTACAAGGAGGCCACATCATGACCATCGCGAGAATAGTATTAACCATCATCAACCTGCTTTTGTCATTCTTTTCGTTTGCGACTGCGAACCCACAGAGACTCAGCCGGACAACGTGTATTGGATGCATAGCTATTGGAGTGATCTTCGTGGTGAATGCGTGGGCGGTATGGCTTTAGATAGCTTTCACATATAGTTCCATACAGTACCTCCGTCCTTGGCATGACGATAAACTGCCTTGAGCATCTTTCAGGTCCTTGGTAAGACCCTAAACTACCATTGCCATTTTGGTGTGTCCTAGGTAAGACATAAAACTATCTATCTCCTTTCAATGTCCTTGGTATGACATGAAACTGCCATTGCCATTTGCACGGTCCCGGACATGACGCAAAACTGTCCTACTCCTTTCAGCGGTCCCGGATGTGACATTAAACCATCTTGTTCCTTTCGCTGTCCTTGGGGCATGACGTTAAACTGCCCCAACTTGCTCCGATGTCCTTGGTATGACTTGAAACTGCCAATACTCCTTTCACAGTGGTCCTTGGTGTGACCATAAACCGCCAGTTCCTTCCTGATCGCTCCTGGGTAAGAGCGTAAACTGCCCGCTCTTAACGCTCTCCCGGATATGAGAATAAACTGTCCATTTTAAAGCGAGTCCTCGGAGATGACCCAAAACTCTCCGTTCAACTTAATAGGTCTTGGGATATGACCACATAAACTATCTCCATTGAACTCCCTGAACGTCTTGGGCGAGACGATAAACCGTCCACATGTAAGTTCGTGTCCTGGGTAAGACGTTAAACTGCCCACTTCCCCTATGTGGAGATGAGGCTTGCCATTACAGTCACGCAGAGCGCCCACAGAGGCTCTTTCCTTGAAGGCTGATAAAGTGGTGGAAGACACAGCGTAGTGGCGTAAATGAGGCAAATAGAGCGCTTGAGACACCTTTGGAGGTGACGGACATAGACCTTGCATCGAAGCTAAACATCATATCGAGACTGCACCAGCAGGACCTGACTGCGGAGATCACGCTTCACCGTCTGATGGATATGTGCATAGCTGTCAAGGAAGATGACCTTGCTGCGGCTGTCACAGAAGGTCTTTTCCTGAGAGGCCTGATTACGCAGGCTATCCACGCACATCCGTCACTGATGGACCTGTACTGGAGATGTCTGCTGTTTTTAGCGCCGTATGATTTCGACAGCTTCATGCTGTATATCGAGAAGGAGAGAGACCCGAAGCAGAGATTCTACATGCCTCGCAGGACGCAGCTCCGTAAGCTGGGTATCGTGCAGGCCATGCAGGATCTTGAGGATGATAAGCTAGACTTACTGACCATATCGCTCCCGCCTGGCACAGGGAAAACGACCTTGGGAGAGATGTTCATCTCACATGTCATCGGACAGGATCCGGATGGATATTCGCTCTTCGCATCCCACAGCGGTGATATCACCCGAATGTTCTATGATGCGGTCAACAACATCACTGGGTCATCCGAGTATCTTTGGGCAGATGTCTTCCCGACCGTTACCCGCCAGAGTGAGAACGCCAAGACCGAGCAGATTAACTTCGGTAAGTACAAGCCGTTCAAGTCGCTGCAGTGCACCTCTGTGGGCAGTAAGAATGCCGGTAAGGTCAGATGTAACAAGTATCTCTACTGTGATGACTTAATAGGCGGCATTGAGGAGGCCATGAGTAAGCCTCGTCTCGATAAGCTGTGGACAACATATTCGGTAGATCTGCGACAGAGAAAGAAGGATAAATGTAAGGAGTTGCACGTTGCTACTCGGTGGTCCGTGCACGATGTCATTGGTAGGCTTGATGACCGTTTCAAAGATGACCCAAGGGCAAAATTCTTGGCCTTCCCGGATATTAACCCTGAGACCGGTGAGAGCAACTTTGAGTATCAGTATGGTGTAGGTTTTTCTGTCGAGTACTTCCACGATATGGAGGAGACGATGGATGATGTCTCCTACAGGTGCCTGTACAAGAGCGAACCTATTGAGCGAGAAGGTCTGCTGTATACAGAAGAGGAGTTGCGGCGCTATCTGACACTGCCTGAAGGCGAACCGGACGCAGTACTGGCTGTCTGTGATACGAAGAACAAAGGTACTGACTACCTTGTGCTGCCGTCAATGCTCCAGTATGGTAATGACTACTATCTGTCGCTAAACAGCCTGTGCGATGATAACTCCGATTACGCCGTCCAGTACAGCCGTATGTCAGATGTCATCATCAAAGACAAGATACAGCGGCTTGAGGTGGAGGCCAACAACGGTGGTGACCGTATCGCTGAGACGGTCGCAGGTATGATAAAGGGCCGAAGCACCTGCAGTATCACGACAAAATACACGACCACCAACAAGGAGACAAAGATTATCGTCAATGCTGAGTGGGTCAAGCGAAATGTCATCTTTCCGGATAGGTCGCTGTACCGCACGAAGTCAGATATGGGCAGGTTCATGGCGTTTCTGCTGAGTTATACCGTGAAGGGCAAAGTAGAGCACGATGATGTCCCGGATGCGCTGGCTGCGTTTGCCATCTTCGTGCAAGGCATGCTGGGGAGAGATACAGTGATCATGCAGAGTCCGTTTTGAGGGGAGCGCACACACTTATTCCTTGACCGGCATATAACGTAGAGGGGGAGAACAGTTGACTGTAAAACAATACCTGCGCCAGTTAGAGCGCCTGGAGAACTTAATAGACAATAAGCTGGCTGAGATATTCCAGATGCGGGTACTGTCTCAGTCAATATCGGCAGTGCGGACAGATACGGAGCGGGTACAGACATCCGGTTCGCAGGATCCACTGGGAGACTGCCTTGTACGGATAGAACAGCTAGAAGAACGTGCGGCAGAACTGGTGTCGTTGTATCGTGAGCGGAGAATGCTTATCATACAACAGCTTGAGGGACTGGATAACCCGATATATTACAACATATTGTTCGACAGATATGTATTGCGGATGAACTTTGAACAGATAGCCGACAAGCATAGCTATTCTGTGCGGCATGTGATACGGCTCCATGGGGATGCCTTGGTGGCCTTTGGTGGACAGTATGATGTTAACAGCATCGTTGGCTGATACATTGACGATATCCGATATAACTATGTCATTGAATGTCACATTGCATGTGTGATATATGTTAAATTGATATAAAAGGCAAGGGCGGGAGCGATGTGTCTCCCGACTTTTTATTTTTGAATGACTGGTGGGATTGTATCCCGCCTTTTTTATTTATAGGAGTCCCTCGCATGGACAACAAAATAGAGTTCCGTTGCAAGAATTGTAGAAAACTGCTCTGCAATACTGACGGCAACACTGATATCGTATGTCCTCGATGCGGAGGACTGAACGATTTAGATATAGATACAAGAAAAATTAGATATATCCCGAAGTCAGAGAGACGAGAGACTTCTTCCGGAGTGCGTTTCGGCAATAAGTTGAGGTGATGTCGTGAGAGCATATACAACCGAAAAAGAGAATATAGAGCTTCGCGGCCGTCATCGTATCTATTCTGATGAATATGAAGTCACGCCTGAGAACGTCATCGGTATCGTGCAGGATGCGCTGATGATACATGAGCAGAACCGTGAGGAGATTGCCTATCTGCTTCGTTATGAAAAGGGATGTCAGCCGCTCAAGCGTGAGAAGATAGTCCGCAGCGAGATCAACATCGAGGTGGTCGATAACGTTGCAAACCAGGTGACGGAGTTCAAGCTCGGATATAACTGGGGCAACCCGTTCATCTTCATTCAGCGTGGCAACAAGGATATTGCCAATAGCGATAAGGATGTGGATGACGATGCCATATCGATGCTTAACGAAATGAACGATGCTGAAGCTGCGTTTGCGAAGGACCAGGAGCTTGCGAGGTTTGTTGAGGTTACCGGTATCGGACATCAGTTTGTGGATATCAAACGGCGCTATGAAGAAGGTGGCTCAGTATTCGACCTTGAGACGCTTAACCCCTTGACCAGTTTCGTGGTGCATCGAAATGACATCCATGAGACTCCTCTTCTTGGTGTGACATATCGTCAGCTCGACAACGGCACTAGGTACTTCACCTGCATTTCCAAAGACCGCAGATATGAGATTCGTGACCTTGTGGAGATAGAAAACGGTGAAAAGGTCGATGAGAAGTGGGAGTTCGGCCCCAGAAGCGGTGAACGCAACCCGCTTGGAGAAATACCTATTGTCGAGTTCGTTCGCGCCTATGACCGCATGGGATGTTTTGAGAGGCAGATACCGGATATGGATGCTCTGAACATCGAAGTATCCGACTTCGCCAATGCCGTTGCGCAGGATACACAGGGCATGTACTGGGGCAATGACTTTGAGTTCCCGAAGGATGCTAGTGGTAATGTCCAGAAACCAGTCAGTGGTCAGTGGATTATGACGCGCACACTGGCAAACGGCACTCAGCCTAAGATACAGCCGCTTCAGAGTTCTTTTGACTATAGTGGCGTACAGCAGAACATTGAGAGCAAGCGAAACCTCATCCTGCAGAAGTGCTATGTACCGCTTCAGACGGATCCGGGCGGCGGGTCCACAGCTTCTGCTATGTCGATGTCTTCCGGATGGACCGCTGCAGAGAATGCGGCCTGCAAAGAAGAGCAGATCATCCGCAGAGCAAAGATGCAGATAGCCAAACTGGAACTGATAGCTATTCAGCGGTCTCACCATCTTCCGGATGACTCACCCTTGAAAGGCCTCAAGCTGTCCGATATAGCGATAAAGTTCACTCGTCTGAAGACATATGACCTTGGCACAAAGACCAACAGTATGGTGGCGATGCTTAAGGCTGGCATCAATGGTCGGGTAGCCATGCAGACGGTAGACCTGTTCCCGGATGTCGCGCAGGCATGGGAAGACAGTAAAGAAACTATCGAGAAATTCCAGAAGTCACTCTTTGAGAAAAAAGAAGCTCCCGATACCTTCGGTCGCAACCAGTCTGACAGCACGGACCAGACCGGCAACTCACCCATCCTTGATGGCATGAGGATAGGTGGTGATGACGATGCCGAATAGCATGTCTTTCGATGAGATCAATGCGCTGCAGGCATCCAAACATCCGAGAGCGATGCCGTACAGTAAATACTTCGGAGAGATGCATCTGACCGCCGAGCAGAAGCGGGAGAGGATATCGTTCGCCGAAAACTTCGAAGAGAAGGTATTTGAGCTGATTGCTCTTGCCTACACTGTTCTTCAGTTTGGCGGCGATATGGCATCCGTACAGATGCTTGCTGAGAGCATCATGCTTGCGGCTATCAATGCCACATCACAGGCAGATGCGTATCTGACACTGCATGCCGTCAGCTTCGCTCAGAATTTTGTTGACGCCACTGTCGCGAATGCCGATGACCCATACTACTTCTCAGAGGACCGCTCAAGAGTGATTGCTGAGAATGAAGCGAATATCGTCCACAACCATCTCGAAAACGAAGATGCCAAGAGAGACGGATACCGCTTCAAACGATGGGATGCAATTGTGGACGGCAAAACGAGAGAAGACCATCTCGATGTCAATGGTACTGTTGTGCCGATAGATGAGCCTTTTATCGTAGGTGGGTATGAGATGATGTACCCAGGAGATGAAAGTCTCGGAGCCGGTCCGGAAGAGATCATTAACTGCCGCTGCTCGGTGGAATATCTCAAAGGAGAAGACGAATAACTTGCTAAAAATGAGGTCGGTGGACGCATCGGTCTCTTTTTTAAATATAAATATCACACATTATTGAACGTCAGAGAAGACGCTAATCGCACCAAAAACCGTCAGAGAAGACGCTAATCGCAGGAGGTCCACAAGATGGATGAAAACAAAGACATTATCAATGAACAGGGTGCAGAGAAAGACGAACAGGGCAAAACTCCAACGGTGGAGGAACTGATGACGCAACTCGCTCAGGAGAGAGCGCAGAATGTCAAACTGAAGAACTCCCTCGATTCGGCTGCATCTGAAGCTGCCGGATACAAGAAACAGCTCCGTGCCAGACAGACTGCTGAAGAACAGGAAGCAGAGGCCAAGAAAGAGGCCGAAGAGAAGCACAAGGCGTATGTCGCAGGACTTGAGGCTGAACTGGGTACCATGAAGGCTACTAAGCGATACATGGGTCTCGGTATGTCAGAAGACCTTGCTACAGAAACGGCAAAAGCTGAGATCGCTGGTGATGTCGAAACAGTTACAGCTAACATGAAAAAATACATGGATATGTCCATCAAGGCAAAAGAGGCAGAATGGCTGAAGAGCCGTCCGGATGCTAATGCCGGTCATGGTGAGGACGGGGAAGAGAAGGATCCGTTCCTTGCAGGATGGGATGATATCTGAGGAGGATAAAAAATGGCTATTGAATATGCTGTTAAGTATGAGAGAAAGGTCGATGAGGCCTTCAAACTGGGCGCTCTGACAGGCGCTGTTGTGAACAACGAGTTCGATTGGCTCGGTGTTGAGGCCATCAAGGTCTACAGCATCCCGACAGTTTCGATGAACGACTATGACATTGATGGTGAGCATCCGTTCGCACGTTACGGCACTCCCGCGGAGCTTGAGGGTACCGTACAGACGATGCAGATCCAGAAGGACCGTTCCTTCACATTCACCATCGACAGAAAGTCCTATCAGGACACTCAGATGACCCATGAGGCCGCCCGTGCGCTCCGTAGACAGATTGAGCAGGTTGTCATTCCGGAGGTTGATGCTTATCGTATCGCGGCTCTTGCAGCGGCTTGCCCGACAGGCAACAAGGTCACTACAGCAGCTTCTGCTTCCAATGCTTACAAGCTGTTCCTGGATGCACAGGAGAAGATTGACGAGGCTAAGGCACCTGTAGCAGGCAGAGTAGCTCTTGTTACACCGGCTTACTACAACCTGCTGAAGCAGGACAGCGCTTTCATCCGCAGCGGAGATCTGTCCCAGAACATGCTTCTGAGGGGTCAGGTTGGTGAGGTAGATGGTGTTCCGATCATCAAGGTTCCGTCTTCTTACTTCCCTGCAGCGATTAGCTCTGCGAACGTTTCGGTGAACTTCATTATCACTAACCGCATCGCTATGGTATCTCCGGTCAAGCTGGAGACCTATCGCATCCACGAAGATGCTCCGGGTATCTCTGGTTGGCTGGCAGAAGGTCGTATCAGATACGATGCATTCGTGCTGAATCAGAAGAAGGGTGCTATCGCAGCTAACATCGTAGCTCGGACCTGATCATCACGGAGGTGGTTCCTATGAGAACATTCCGTAAAGACGGACAGACAATAGTGGCAGAGGATTTCACTGCCACTTTGTTTCTGCGCGAAGGGTGGGAAGAAGTGAAAGAGGAGACTGAGTCTGCAAAGGCAGAAGATGCTCCTGCCACTACTCCCGAAGCTGAACCCGATACTCCGAAGAGGAGACGCAGAAAAGCTAACTGAGGAGGTAGTTGAGATGGCTGACATCAAGGTCGAGATCATCGAGATGACAGAGACGTACCTGACCTTTTCGGGTGAATGGGCGAAATACACTGCCGATATAGGTGCTTCTGCCGTAGAAGACTTTCTCGGTCTGCTTATCGATACGCTCATCTCTGACTACAAGCTGAAGAGGGCATATCCCTCAAGCTGGACCGAAGACATGATATCTGCCGATGTCGAACGGTACTTCTCGATGAAGAAAACTGTAATAGCTTCACAGATTATCCCCGCCATGATCGGCAAGGTCGGTGGCGAGGGACTGACTCACCTTGTGGATACTGAGATCAACAGGTCATGGAGTTCTCTCCCATACCTGAATGATGTACTGCCGATATGTGGGGTGGTCTAAATGCGAAACCTGTTCGTAAACGGACGTACCCTGTGGTACGCGCTCTATAAAGGCAAAACCGATGCGGTAGACGAAAACGGTGACTACACCGGAGAGCCTACTTTTTCCTATGCAGAGCCGGTTAAGTTCCGCGCGACACTTTCCCCCGTGCGTGGCGGCAACAACTTCACAAATGCCGGTTTAAAGAAGGACGCATTCGGCGCCGACTTGGACTATGCGAGAATCATGTCTACAACCGATAGGTCACTGCCTATCGATGAGTATTCTCTCATATGGACAAAGACGCCAGCCACACTCCCTGATGGCTCCACTGACTTTTCGTCAGCAGACTACCGGGTGGTCGCTGTTGCTGATGGCCTGTACCATGGCAAGTACGCTCTCAGATATCTCAAGGAGAACCTGGAGTTCTGATGGCTGTCAAGAAGAGACGTATAGCGCTTGAGTTGAGCGACAAGGGCATCAGAAAGGCGAGAAAACAGCTATTACAGTATCAGGCAGATATGCAATATAAGCTAGGTCTCTTTGTCTCTTTGCTGATAAACAAGGGATATAAGGTCGCTATGCGAAACAAGGGCGAATATTCAGCCTACATCATGATTCTGCAACATACCGATGAGGTTGACGAGAACTCAGCCAAAGGTATCTTGATGGCGTATAACGTGCAGACCTGTATCCGCGAGTATATGGTATCGGCAACTGAGATAAAGCGTGTTGAAGTTTCACCTGTTCTGATGGCTGAATTTGGTTCCGGCTGGAAGGCCAAAAATGAATTCCCGGACGTAACAGGATTTGGACAGGGCACCTTCCCTGGACAGATACATGCGTTTGATCCGGGAGGATGGTCGTATATGACACCGGATGGCATGTGGCATCGCAGCAGTGGCGAAGAGCCATCAATGCCCATGCTGAAAGCCAAGCGCAGGATGGAGCGAGAGATCACGAAGACGATAAAGGAGGTGTGGAAATGATTGACTATTGGAATAAGGTCATGACAAGGCTCAAGACTGCCCTGACTGGCATCTGCTCCAACATCTCATCTTCCTATAATTCCGCACCTTCTACGTTTCCTGCATTACTTGTGGATGAAATTGGCAATACCGATGAGGCAATTGACCTTGAGAATACAGAGAATGCAGTCACGTCACTAATTGACATTTCTGCATATTCTAACAAAAGCTTTACAGAGGCGCGAAAGGTCATGAACGCTACGTGCGATGCAATGCGTGAGATGGGGTTCCGGAGAGTATTCGGACCGCAACAGTTGCTTAACACAAGAGACCCAAGCCTGTGGAGAATAACCACACGCTTTGAGCGGGTTATTGCAGATGAAGATGAATTGCTGAACTGAGAGCGCCAAGAGCGCCAAAGATGACATATGGAGGATGATAGAATGGCTAAAGCATATTCTACGATTAATACCGTGCTTAAGGCTGGTGCTACATCACAGGCACTCACCCAGCTTTGCAAGATCAAGTCATACCCGGACCTTGGTGGTTCGCCGGAAAATTTGGAAACCACAGATTTGGAGGATGTGTCTCAGACCTTTGTGCCGGGAGTTCAGTCCGTTGACACAATGGAGTTCACGGCGAACTATACGCCTGAGGCATACGACTCTGTCAATGCAACAGCCGGTACTGATATGTACTACGAACTTGACTTCGGTGCGGACGGCGCTAACGGCAAGTTCACATGGCAGGGTACGCACTCTGTGCGCGTAAATGGTGGAGACGTTAATGCGGTACGTGAGATGACCATCACAATTACTCCGTCCACCGCGATCACAAAGGCAACAGCGTAACCGCTGCTTTTGATATACCGTGAAGATAATGGGGGTGCTTAAATGGCATCCCCTTTTTCTTGTATAAGGATAAACATGCGGGCATGAGAGGCCCATAGGAGGACCATATATGAAATACATTGAGATTAACGGCAAAGAGTATGAGGTGCCGGAACTGGACTTTGATGCTGTTTGCGAACTGGAGGAGAACGGCGTCAACCTGCTCAACCTCGATAGGAAGAATATGAAGGTCGCATCCATGGTCAGAGGACTTGTGGCATGGATTATGAGGAGTGATACAGCAACGGCCTCCAGGGAGATTGAGGCACATATCGCAGGTGGTGGAAATATCGGAGAGCTTTTTGCGGCGATCAATGAAGCGTTGACTGAGTCTCGTTTTTTCAAAGGAAGCGGAGAACGGACGCAGAAAGTGAAGAAGTATCCGCAGGATCATCAGAGGAAGAACTACCGCAGAAACAATACTCATCTCTCACAGAACTGATCAATGATATATGGATCCCGATAGGGGTCCGGTTTCATATCCCCATGTCCGTTTTCTATAAGCTGAATCCACGTAAGCTGGAGCGGTATCTGCCATATATGCAGGAGGCTGAAGTACAGCACCATAACGAAGATATAACGGATGCATGGCTTTATGGCATGTACAATGCCCGTGCGATAGGCGCCTGTTTTAGTAAGGGTAGCAGATATCCCGATAAGCCTGATAGCCTCATTGACAGGCACAGCAGTGATGAACCGGCATATGAGTTTACCGATGCAGACAGGTTCGCCGGATTCGCATCCGCATACAACAAGTCGCATCACCTGGAGACGGCTGAAGACCAAGAGGGGAGCACCTCTTCATAATATAGAGAGTGGGTGGTTACTTAATGGAAGTTGATAGATTAGAGATTGCTATAAGCGCAGATGCCAAGAAAGCTAATGCACAGCTTAAGGTGTTAATAGGCAACCTCAATGGAGTGTCCACCGCTCTTCGCGGAGGTAACTCCGCACTCAATACAACACATATATCTGCAAAGATTGCGGCAAGCAGTGTATCCAAACTGTCCGCACAGGTCTCCGGAGTAAACCTTCTTTCAGGAGCCTTCAAAGGGTTAATGCGGACGCTTCTGCCCATCATCGGTATCCGCGCTATCTTCAATTGGGGCAAAAATGCGATGGAGACATCGTCTCAGTTGACTGAGGTGCAGAACGTCATCCGCAAGACATACGGTGATTACTCCAATTTGATTGAGGAGTTTGCTGCAGGCGCTTCTTCTGAAGTGGGTATGTCTGAACTGACCGCAAAGCAGATTGCATCCCGCTATCAGGCCATGGGTACCGCTATGGGTATCGCACAGGGTCAGATGGCTAACATGTCTGTAGAGCTGACCAAGTTGGCAGGTAACATGGCATCCTTCTACGATGCGGATGTTGAGGATGTAGGCGTTGCTCTTCAGTCTGTATTTACCGGCCAGACAAGAGCGCTGAGACAGTATGGTATCGATATCACACAGGCCAGCATACAGGAGTGGGCCATGAAGAAGGGTATCGATGCCAACATGCAGAGCATGACGCAGGCATCCAAGGCTCTTCTAAGATACAACTACATCCTGGAGGCAACCAATGCCATCGGAGATGACTTCCGGGATACCATCGATACATGGCATAACCAGACGGTACTGCTCAAACAGGCGTTCATCACACTGTCCACATCTGTCGGTGGTGCGCTTATTAATATCTTCAAGCCTTTGCTCACATGGCTCAACTCGGTGATGACTAGGGTTATTGCGGTTGTTGAGAACATCATCAATGCGCTTGGTTTCATCTTTGGATGGCAGTTTGAGATTACTGGCGGCGGCGAAGGTGTTGCTGACAGTGGTGTGTATGATGACCTCGGCGATTCCCTTGATGGCGTAGCTGATGGTGCTGGAGATGCAGACAAGAACCTTGGCAGTGCTACCAAGTCAGCAAAAGAACTGCGCAATACGCTTCTCAGCTTTGATGAGATCAACAGGCTCGATGCTGATACGCCCTCGTCCGGCAGTGGCAGTGGTGGTTCTGGTAGTGGTGGTTCGGGTGGCAGTGGCTCAGGTGGTGGGGCAGGTGCCGGTGATGGTCTCATCGGTAAGTTCACTAAGAGAGACCCTGATTATCAGAAATACATCAGCGACATCAAGACTCTTGAAGAACTTGGCAAGTATATCGGAGATTCGCTTCAGAAGGCGATGCTCGGTATTGACTGGTCTGCTGTCTATGGCAAGCTGAAGGGGTTCGGCAAAGGTCTGGCTGACTTTTTGAATGGCCTTATTACTCCGGAGCTGTTTTCTACACTGGGAGCAACAATTGCGAATTCCATCAATGCGGTGCTGTGGGGCAAAAACTCATTCCTGAAGACGCTCAAATGGTCTAACCTCGGAGCGTCAATATCTGCCGGTATCAATGGTTTCTTTGCCACAAGTAACCTTAACCTCGCTGCAGATAATCTCGCTCTGTATCTCAACGGACTGGCAGATGCGTTTGCGACAGCTTCTGAAGACCTTGAGTGGTCTAAGATTGGCATCAAAGTCAGTGCCGCCATCAGAAGAGCCATCAAGAAGATTGAGTGGGAAGAGAAGGTATTCGTAGCTGCCAAGAACTTCGGCACAGGCTTGGCTGAATACATGAATGGGTTGTTTAACCCGGATACGTTCAAGGCTGTTGGCGATACCATTGCTCAGAGACTGAATACGGCGCTTCATCTCCTTGACAGTTTTGGCGATAGGTTTGAGTGGGGCAATTTCGGAAACTCAATTGCTTCCGGTGTGATGGGATTCTTCAACACCTTCGACTTTAAGTTACTGGGAGAGACACTTAACAAGTGGGCGCTCGGCATCCTTGCTTCTCTCAGACATGCTCTTGGTGGCATTGAGTGGGAGAAGGTCGGTCAGAAGATAAATGAACTGTTCAGGACCATCGAGTGGGATACCATCCTCTCCGAAGCAGCCACTTTGCTGTGGGAGGGCCTTAACGATGCGGTAGACTTCGCAAAGGGTCTCTTTGATGGCACTCCATTCACTCATGTATTTGAGACGATACAGGGTGTTCTTGCAGATATCCAGGAAAAGGTAAACTTCAAGAATATTGCGGAAGGGTTCACAAACCTCGCAGAAGCGCTTTCGCCGTTTGTTGCAGGTTTCGCACAGGGGTTGATAGATGCGTTCGGTTTCTTCTCGGAACTCGGACTCGGCTTCCTTGAAGGCCTTGCAAACATCATCTATACCATCGCTGATGGACTGAAGATGATCCCGACAGATGTTCTTGAGACTATCGGACGTATTCTTGGTGAAATTGTCGGTTTCCTGATTACCATGAAGGTCCTTAACAAGACGGTTGACAAGGTAATTAGTCTTGGCTCGACTATCGGTGGATGGGCAGGTGGTCTTGGCATCGTCTACGGTGGTGGTAAAGGTGGCAAAGGTGGTGGAAAAGGCACTGGCACTCCCGCTCCTGGCGCTCCGAATACCAACAATACTTCAAGCAACACAGATACATCTGTCAGTAAAGCTACTGGTTCGTTTAAGGATTTTATAAACACCATGCTAACATCAATTGGTGTTACAGCACAGTTCCACGAATCCTTCAAGTTCCATGTCCTGGATGTCCTTGATGGCACGAAGGGAAAGACAGAGGAGACTGATGCGGCATTCGGACTTGTATCAGCCGCTCTCCGTGCGACCGGAATTGATGGAGATTTCTTAGGCTTGAAACTTGCAGGCGTTGAGGAACCGATGCAGCACCTGTACCTTGACGATGCTCCCGACTTCGCAGAGGCGTTTGGTGAGGTGTGTGAAAACTTCCAAGCCGCCGGTGGTGATGTTGATGCGTTCAAGCAGAAGCTGAAAGAGATGCTTGACTCTGGTGCATTCAACGAAGAACAGGCTGCAGTGATCAGTGCTTATATCGGAGACATTGGCACATCAATTTCAAATACTTCCGGTTTGAGCGATGGGTTTAAGCAGAAGTTAGAGGGAATGCTTGCCGCTGGTGTGTTTAACCACGAAGAAGCTGAGACAATTAGGTCCCTGATTGACGGTGTTGGAACGTCAGTGCTTAGTGCCATGGGTGTTAGCGATTCCTTTAAGGAAAAGCTGAGAGGAATGCTTGCTCATGGTGTTTTTAATAATGAGGAGGCCGCGATTATCAGCGAGTTGATTGGCGATATCGGAACATCCGTTGAAGGTACCGCAGGTTCAATCAGCACAAACCAAAGTACCATTGAGGGCATCGGAGACTCGTTCTCAACAATTGGTGACGATGCCGACAGTGCGGCCGGCAGTGCTTCTGCCCTTGATGGCGGCATTGCTGGATTTGGCCTTAAGGCCGCTTCAAGAGCGCTCCTGATGGCTGTCCTTGGTACCGCATATAAGAACATCGGTACAAAAGCCGAAGGTGCTGAAGAGGGCATTGACAGCTTCGAAACAAAGGTCGGTGGCCTCGCAGACAACATTGCGGGATACGCATCCGACACAAAAGACAGTGGTGAAAAACTTGGACAGGGAACTGTCGAAGGTATGGAGAAGACAAGACCTACGCTTGTAACCACTGCTGAAGGACTTGCCGGAGATATCATCAGTACATTTGAGAAGAGGTTTGACGAACATTCTCCTTCCAAAGTGTCTGAGGGTCAGGGTTACAACTACGGTCTCGGCATGGCAAACGGTTTGGACGATTCTCTTGCAGAAGTATCCCGTGCTGTCAGCAGTATCGCCGATACAATTATCTTTGGTATGCCAAACAACCTCTACGGTATGGGACAGGAAGCCGCTTCGTCCTTTGCGAGAGGTATGCGGTCGATACATATCTCTACTCCGCACATGTATATCAGGTCTTGGAACTACAACGACCTTGGTAACGGTGGATATCAGTACACTCCTAACTGGGCTGTACAGTGGTATGCGAATGGTGGTTTCCCGAACAGGGGCGAGATGTTTGTGGCGAACGAGAACGGTCCCGAAATGATTGGCCGTATGGGCAGTAAAAATGTCGTTGCCAATAACAAGCAGATCACCGATGGTATCCGCGCTGCTGTTGTTGATGGCATGATGGAAGTGATGATGGCTAACCGTGGAAACGGAAACGGTGAAGCGCCATTCGTCATGGATATTAAGATGGTTACTCCTGATGGCGAAGTACTTGCCAGACAGGTTGAAAAGGGTAGGGCAAGACGTAACGACAGGTTCAACCCTGTTGGCTTGGCTTACTGATAGGAGAGTGAACATGTCAGCAAATCACAACTCCATGATCCGTGTAGATGGGGTGAAGGTCAAAACACCTTCATCCTTTTCTTGGGGTCTTAACGATGTATCCGCATCAGATGCCGGTAGAACGCAGGATGCTCTCATGCACAAGAACAGGATATCTAAGAAGCGAAAGATATCGATGGCATGGAACAATCCAACACCGGAAGAAGCACATGACATCTTGGTGGCATTTGACCCTGAGTACTTCAGAGTGAAGTATTATGACCCGCTTGACGGTGCAGAGGTAACACGGACCTTTTACGCATCAGATAAAACAGCGCCAGTCAAGACATGGGCAGTTGGAAACAAACGGTATGAGCAGATTAGCTTTGATATTATCGAAAGGTAACGGGAAGGGGGTTAGTCTATGCGTAATGTGAGCAGTGCATTTAATCGTGCGCTTGCCAATGATAAAAGGGACTATTTCGTTACCGCTAAGATCACGCTTGCGAACGGCAGAGTACTTAATCTGACGAATGAGCAGATATGGAGTGGGGGGCTTACTGTTGAGGATGCTGTCAGCAATGACAATGTCTTCCAGATAGGCGCGGCCATCGTGAACAAAGCAACGCTCATCCTTAATAATATATATGAGGACTTCGATGCGTATGACTTCTCGGATGCCGTTGTTAAGCCGAAGGTAGGCCTAACAGGGTTGGATGATGGGAGTACGGAGTATCTCGACATGGGAGTATATATCGTTGATGATACTGCTTATAACGGCAGTATTATCACGCTCACATGTCTTGACTACATGAGTAAGCTGGATAAGCCGTACAGCGAACACATCGTTTATCCTGCCACTCTCGGCGAGATAGTAAATGACATCTGTACACGCTGCGGAGTCACTCTTGCAAGCACATCTCTCCAGTTTCCGCATTACACATACACGGTTGACGAAGCACCATCGGGCGAGTCTACAACACATAGACAGGTCCTCTCTTGGGCGGCACAGATAGCCGGATGCTTCGCTCGGTTCAATTCTGTTGGTCAGCTTGAGATTAAATGGTACGACATAAGTGCCATTGAAACAGCGACAGATGGTCTTGATGGCGGGACCTTTAATCCGTGGAGCACAGGTGACGTTGCCGATGGTGGGTCATTTAACCCATGGACCACAGGTGCGGAAATAGACGGTGGGGATTTTACAAATACAATTCCGTGTCATTATATCGCATCCGCATACAACAGCCAGATATCCACAGATGATGTGGTAATCACCGGTGTAAAGGTGGTCAAAAAGGTAAAGGTAGAAGGTTCTTCCGATGCCTTTGAAGAGTATATGAACGGCACCACTGGGTATATCGTATCCATCGAAGAGAACGACCTCATCCAGGGGGACCATGGGCAGGATATCGCTGACTGGATAGGCGCTTCGCTTGTAGGCTTCGCTTTCCGCAAGGCAACCATATCGCATCCGAATGACCCGTCCATTGAAGCCGGTGATGTGGCGCTTTACTGGGACCGTAAAGGCAACAGATATTCGCTCATCGTATCTTCAACTACATTCGTGGTCGGTGGTGAGCAGTCTACTACTTCATCTGCCGAGACGCCTCGGAAGAACTCTTCCACGCGTTTTACTGAGTCTACAAGAAACTATGTCGAGATGCGAAAACAGCTTGCCGACCAAAAAACAACCTTTGAGCAGGTAACTGAGGCCCTAGCGGAACGCATCGAGAATTCCAGCGGCCTGTATTGCACAGAGGTAACCGAAGACGGCGCTACCAAGATTTATTACCACGATAAGCCACAGCTAGATGAGTCGAACATCGTTATGCTGTTCTCTACTGCCGGTTTCACGGTCACTGCGAACTATCAGGCAGCTCAACCCACATGGTACGGAATGACTGTCGATGGTAATTTTGTGGCTAGTATCATGAATACCATCGGTCTGAATTTTGACTGGGGTACAGGTGGCACACTTACCCTTGGCGGTAAAGACAACACAAATGGTACCCTTCGTGTACTGGATGCCAGTGGGAAACAGATTGGCTCATGGGGCAAGGATGGCATAACCATAAAAAACGGACAGATCAATATGAATGACGGTAATATATGGGACAAAAACGGCTTAACCATAAAAAACGGACAGATCAATATGAATGACGGTAATATATGGGACAAAAACGGCTTAACCATAAAAAACGGACAGATCAATATGAATGATGGCAGATTTGCTGTTGATAAGAATGGCAACGCGACAGCCATGTCTCTGACGGCATACGGTTCCCTTATCTGCTATGAGTCTTACACCATCAGTTAAGGAGATATAGGTATGGCAGATGACGGCGAACTAATCACTCCAGGTGATGACGAAGAAGAATACAATGATACGTGGGGCGAACTGCTCGTACCCGATGAGGAGTCAGAAGAAAAATATGGTGGCGTTCAAGAAGCGATAAGGCGAGGATACGATACCACTGACTATTCGTTCTCAAATACATCCAGATGCTTCACGAAGATAGATAAGGGTGCGCTAACGTTTGGGGACCGGAATAAGAACACGGGTGCCATAACAACACGGCACACGTTGAACCCAATATACAAAAGGGGATATTACGGCATTGCTTGTGATGTAAAGAAATTGGATATTTACTGTTTCGCAAGTGGAGATTCTGAGATTGCATTAAGGTTCGGCTCTTATTACGGTGCGACAGGATATCTGCAGGTAATAACTGAAGTGAATATTGGCAAAACGATAAACTGGAAAATTGAAAGACTGCCATTCAAAAACGGCATCTGTATAGCATCGAGGTGACGAAATGGCAACGTATACAGGAAGTGGGAAATGGATAAAAATTGACCGAGGTGTTATTTCATCGGGCATAGACAGTCATACATGTTCCAGTACGAGTGCCGCTACCGTCACTTTAAACGGAAAAACGTATTATGGTTTTGTTGATACATCAACACAGTGTATTGACCTGCCACAGCTTTCCAGATTCACATTAAGTCCGGGCGTTGGGTATACGGGCAGTGTAAAAATGTACACAGAGTTCACTTGTCCTTACCAAATTATTTTGGAGGAAGAGGATTATTCGCAAGTTGTGGCTAATTATAGATATTATGACTTTATAAACGGTTTTATGGTGGGATAAAGGTAATGGCAACATATACTGGGAGTGGCAAGTTTGTCGCAATTACAGCAAGTAATAACGGATATGATTATGTATATCCAGAAGGGATGCATGGTATTACTTTCGGCAAGAATGAAGATGTTTACTGCACAATATCCCCACATTACAAACTTAGTGGAGATACAATTGTAGATACATCCTTGAATATCGAGTCAGGTATTTTTGAAAATGCCTCGATTAACATGCCATTATACATCGCTTTCACGAATCTACAAATGCTTTATCTAGGTTCTCGCTCCCGTAGTGGATACACAGGCAGTATTCGTGTAGCAAATAATGTGTCTGTAGATTCACATTATATGCCAACAACGATATACAAAACTTATACATTTTATTGCGGTATTCTGACAAACGTCTAAGGAGGTAGGATATGCCCGAAGAAAAAAGTGGTACACTGGAAGAATTACAGAAAGATATGAAACAGTGTGGATTTCACAAAGCAGACGATGTTCCGCTGGAAGTCAAAATGTCTCAAGTGCGCTTACAGGTTGACGATATGTTTCAAAGGATGTTGGTGGAGTCTGAACTTCCCCTGTATCTGTTTGACTATGTCGTTATGAGTGTGCTTGCGGATATACGAAAAGCGGACGCGGATACTGCTCGACTAAGCAATTATCAATGTATTAAAGCGGGGGTGGATAATGGACGCTCAACTGAGGTTCGAGATAACACATCAGTCTATTGATCGCACAGACACATTCCGGCCTGTATCCGACAGCAAAAATTATCTGAGAGCGCATTTCGATTTTTTGACGGATGACTGGGCGGGGAGTGTAACTGCTATATTCACAAAGAATGAACTCTCATACAGCATGTTGTTGGATGAGAATGGCGAGTGTTTGGTTCCGTGGGAAGTGTTACGGAGCGCCGGAAGTTTGTTTGTATCGTGTTATTGTGCTAACAATAATTTGATAACAACGAACTCTGCAAAGGTGTATATATGGGAATCTGGATATGTGCAGGATGGCGAGAATACGCAGCCACCTACACCAAACCTTTACGAACAAGTCATTGCGTCATTTGACAGCTTCAAAAGCGAGATGAGAGAAGAGTACAAGACGCTTGATGGCGGGTCTTTTAAAGACTGGGAAACGGAGGAATAAATGGCTATTGTAACAATACAGCACAGACGAGGGGAATATGCCGACCACGACCCTTCAAAGGTATTGCCAGGTGAGTTGGTTGTAACTCAGACGGGAGACCCGAATACAACGGATGGAGAAGCTGCTTATATAGCAACGAGGGCCGGGAGCGTAAAGAGAATCCCCTTTGCCGATGAGGTGCATGATTACGATGAACGCGCCCGGAGCGCGGCAGCGGATGCGACACAGGCCCTTGCTGATGCGCAGGCAACCAAGGAAGAGGTGCAGCAGTTAAAGAGGGATACGGCTGCATTAAAATCGGCTGCTGAAACGGCTAAAGAAGACGCGGAGACTGCAGCAGCATCTGCGGCCTCAACGCTTTCACAGGCAGAGGAGACGATCACGGAAGCAAAGACAACCGCGCTGGGAGAAATAACCGCGGCTGCCGACTCTGCGAAAACGGAAGTTGACCAAGGTAAAAAAGCGATCGCTGACACAAAAGCATCTGCGCTGGAAGAAATAAGGGCAGCCGTTGATTCGGCATCGGAAACGATCTCAAAGGGAGAAAAGGATATTTCCGACACCAAAGCAGCCGCACTGGAAGAGATCCAGACAGCCGTTCAGACTTCCACAGATGCTGCAGAAACAGCTATTGGAGAAATCAAGGATCAGGCGATTGCTGAGATCAACGAAAGAGCAGATGAAATCAAAGCTGTCACGACAAGCGCGGAGCAGATTGCCAGCGAAGCACTCAGCACAGCCAACAATGCAGAAAACCACATGGCAACCCTTGACAGCCAGATGAAGGAAGTAAGGGCCGCGCTGGATGACGTATCCATCGATCCTGATGACCTTGGCCTCTACTATGACGAGGATACAAAGTATCTGTATCCGACATATAAAGATGTGGTTTCTGAAAACGGTATTCCTGCCGAATTTGGCGGCGGCGGTGGAGGCGGTGGTGGAGATGTCATTGCAGCCAAGCTGACGGTAGAAAGCACAACGGGATGGAACGCAAAGACGATTGCCAAAGGCGGGAACGTTGTTCTCAGCTTCCGCTGGTCTTCCATTGAGGATGATATGCCCACTGGTGACGGAGCTGTCCGCATTACGGTCAATGATGTTGTAAAGACCACTTATCAGATTGCACAGGGCAATGTTTCAGTGGATATCAGCAAATATCTGTCCACCGGTTCAAACAAAGTTAAGGTCCGTATTTCTGATATATACGATCAGGGCCAGACCAAGACATTTAATATTACCGCTGTCGAACTGTCGATTACATCCAGTTTTGATGCGTCTATGGCATATAGCGGACCTATTTCCTTCCCGTACACTCCTGTTGGAGCGGTGGAAAAAACGATCCATTTTGTACTCGATGGTACTGAGATTGGAACACAGGTTACATCCGTATCAGGCCGGCAGATGACATATGTTATTCCTGCACAGACCCACGGCCCGCATAAAATCAGGGTGTACTTCGATGCGGTGATAGGTGAGGAAAAGGTAAAGTCGAATGAGCTGTATTATGAGTTCATTTATGTTGAGCCGCTGAATAACACAGTTATTATCACAAGCTCTTTCAATGAGACGGAACAGCCCCAGTATTCATCTATCCCGATTCCGTTCGTTGTATATGATCCCAAGAGCCTCACAGCGGATATCACCATTTCCGCAAATGGCACTGTTGTTTCCACGCAGACTGTAGACAGAACGGAACACTCTTATACATACCGGGCAAATCAGACAGGAGATCTGAGCATTGTGATTGCCTGCGGAGACGTATCCAAGGAAATTAATATCACAATCACGGAATCGGAGATTGATGTTAAGCCTGAGACGGAGAACCTTGCACTGTTCCTGTCTTCTGAAGGAAGAAGCAACCGAGAGGAGCACCCGGATACATGGACATATGGAGAGGGCGCTGATAAGATCGAGTGCAGCTTTAGCGGGTTCAACTGGGCATCTGATGGCTGGCAGACAGACGCGGACGGCATCACGGTCATGCGTGTATCTGGTGACGCAAGGATCACGATACCTTACAAACTGTTTGGAAAGGACTTCAGAACCACAGGCAAAACGATTGAATTGGAGTTTGCAACGCGGAACGTTGAGAACTACGATGCAACGATCCTGTCATGCATGAGCGGTGGAAGAGGGCTTGCACTGACTCCGCAGAGAGCAACACTGAAATCCGAGCAGTCAGAGATCGGTGCGCAGTACAAGGAAGATGAACATATCAGAGTTACGTTTGTAGCAGAGAAACGTGCAGAGAACCGGCTTCTGATGATGTACATTGACAGCATTCCGTCAGGAGTTATCCAGTATCCTGTGGATGATGACTTCTCACAGACAACGCCTGTTGATATCAGCATCGGATCAAATGAGTGCACAATCGACCTGTATACAATCAGGGTTTATGATAATAACCTTACAAGGCACCAGGTACTTGATAACTGGATCGCTGACACGCAGGATGCAACGCTCATGCTGGAGCGGTATACAAGAAATAATGTATTTGATGCTTATGGCAAGATCGAGATTGCCAGCCTCCCGGCAGACCTTCCGTATTTTATCCTGAATGCGCCGGAGCTTCCGCAGTATAAGGGCGATAAGAAGATTATCACAGGACAGTATGTCAACCGGTTGCTGCCTTCTAAGTCATTCACTTTTGAGGGCTGCCAGATCAATGTACAGGGTACATCATCTGCCCCGTACTACCGCAAGAACTATGATATGCAGTTTAAGGAAGGGTTTGAGCAGGCATCAGGGCACGCAGATAACTATGAACTTCAGCCTGGAGTCATTCCGTTTAACCGGTTTGTCCTGAAAGCGGACGTTGCATCTTCTGAGGGAGCGAACAATGTTGAACTGGTAAGACTGTACAATGATATCTGCCCATACAAAACGCCCGAAATGGAAGAGGATCCGCGCGTCAGATGGGGTATTGACGGGTTCCCGATCGTTGTGTTCTGGAACAACACGGATACTGGTGAGGTGAGCTTCCTTGGAAAGTACAACTTCAACCTTCCGAAACGTGCGCCCGCTCCATACGGATATGCGAAGGACAAGACACTGGAGTCTTGGGAATTCCAGAACAACACATCTGATCTGATGGTCTTTAAATCGGATTACTTCGATGAAACGATGTATACAGACCCGGATACAGGTGAAACGAAGGAAATTTGGAGATACGACTATGAGGCCCGATTCCCGGATGACACATGGACGGATTACTCCAAGCTGCAGGAATTCCAGAGTTTTGTTTATAGCACGTACAGAGCTAATGCGACTGGAGATGCGCTCCCGGAAGCGGTGACTTATGACGGCGTGACATATACATCAGATACTGCTGATTACAGGCTTGCCAAATTCCGGGCAGAGTTCCCGACATACGCGGAGCTGAGTACATTCCTGTTCTATTACGCCTTCACGGAGCTGCTTCTGATGGTGGATAGCAGAGCCAAGAACCTTTTCATCGGTTTCAACGGCTCACCGGTTACCGTAGAGGGAAGGGTTGCCACCCGAAAAGCAACAGCGCAGCCGTACGATATGGATACCGGTCTTGGTACCAACAACGAAGGCTCACTTGTGTTTGGTTATAGCTTGGAAGATACGGACCATCTTTCCGGCGGCGTAAACATCTTCAATGGGCAGGATTCTGTACTCTGGTGCAACGTAAGGGATGCATTCCCGACAGAGATCCGGCAGATGTTCCAGACGCTCCGCTCCGGCGGCCTGTTGTCTTACACAAGCCTTGAGGAGCGTTATGAAACGCATCAGTCCAAATGGCCTGAGGCTGTATGGATTGAGGACCAGTGGTTTAAATACATCATTCCTCTGATTGCACCGGATCCGGGCAAAAAAGCAACAGATGTTTATCTGTCCATGCTGCAGGGGTCAAAAGAGCAGCAGAGGAAGTGGTGGTTGTCCAATAGATTTAAGTATATGGACAGTAAATGGAATGCCGGTGATGCGCTTTCTCAGGTCATCCAGCTTAGAGGATACGCAAAGGCCGATATCACCGTTACACCGTATACGGATATCTATCCGACAGTCAAATATGCTTCGAGGGTTGTGCAGAAACGAGGGGCACACGGACAGCCCACAACGCTGCCATGCCCGCTGTCAGAAGTCAATGATACAGAAATTTACGTCTACAGTGCCCCGCAGATTGAAAGCGTGGGAGACCTTTCCGGACTGAAGGTCGGATTTGCTGATTTCTCACAGGCAATCAGACTGCAGAGCGTCAAGATTGGCGATGCGGATCCGGGTTATGATAACCGGAACCTCTACGGCCTTTCCCTTGGCAACAATGTACTGCTTAAGACACTGGATGTAAGGAACTGTACTGGTCTTGGTGATACAAGCCTTGAAGGTCACACACAGACAACGGTTGACCTTTCTGGATGCGAGATTATCGAGGAAGTGTACTTTGACAATACAAAGGTACAGGGTGTTACGTTCCCGAATGGCGGTGTTTTGAGAGTTATCCATCTTCCGGGAACAATTACAAACCTGACCATCAGAAACCAGAAAGCAATCACGGACCTGACTGTTGCGTCCTATGATAACATCACCACTCTGCGCCTTGAGAACGTGCCGACAGTGGATACAAAGGCAATCCTTAACAAGATGGCTGCCACAACCAGAGTGAGACTGATCGGGTTCCAGTGGGAAGCTGCAGACGCCGCAGAGATTGAGGCACTGCTTGACAAGCTGGATACCATGAGAGGCCTTGACGAAAGCGGAAACAACATGGAGACTGCACAGGTTTCGGGTGAAATTCACACAGCATTCCTGACCGGAGCAGAGATAGCCGCATTCAACCAGAGATATCCTTATATCAGAGTAACAGCGGATCATACAAGCGCAGTCCTTAGATATTATAACGGAGCTACGCTTGTACATGAGGAAACTGTACTTGATGGAGCGAATGGAGTTTGGACAGGAACAGCAAGTAAGACACAGGATACTCAGCATACCTATACATTTGCCGGATGGTCAAAAGACGATGACAACACGGTTGACAGTGACGCTCTCACGAACGTTGTTGCTGACAGGAATGTATACGCTTGCTTCACAGGTACGTTGAGAAAATACACTGTCACGTTCGTCAAGGCATCTGATGATGGTGGTGGAACGCTTCAGACCATCAACGATGTGGCTTATGGAACTGTTATTACAGCGGCATCTTCTTATACTGGTGCTACTCCTACAACGACACAGGGCAGTGCAGAAGATTACCCGTTTGAAGGTTGGGAGCCTAAATCTGCTACAGTTACAGGAAATACAACATTCACAGCGAAATTTGGTAGTCCGATTGAAGTAAAGGAAATTACGGATTCTTGGGATACAATCATTGCAAACATTGACAACGGTACTTACAGTACGAAATATAAGATTGGTAATTACAAACCGCTTGACCTTGGTACAGAAGGTGTTATTAATATGCAGATTGTTACTATGGATGCTGAAGAATTGGCCAGTGGCGGAACTGCTCCGTTGGCGTTCTTAGGGATGGAGTTATTCGCCAACTATATGAATATGTCCAATAATAATTGGCAAAATTCAAATGTACGTTCATATTTAACAAATACAGTATGGCAGTTAATTCCGCCAAGTATACAATCAAGAATACAAACTGTTAAAAAAATAACTTATAATGGAGTATCGGAAGCTGGCATTACAAATGAGAAATTGTGGATTCCAAGTAGACAAGAAATATTTGGTGACAGTATTGCGGAACAAAATTCTGTAGTTTATTCTGCTATCTATAAATCAGCCGCAAATAGAATAAAAACAACGCCATCGGGCGAAAGAAAAGCCTGGTGGTTGAGGTCATCTTATCTATCAGGTAGCGCTGTGCAGTATTATGTCGTTGATAGTAATGGTAATAGGGTGGACAAAACTTACGACACATATCAGCGTATCTGCCTCGGTTTCTGTCTCGGTCTTGAACAGGAAAGCTGAACCCTTGGTTTCTATACAGACTAATTACTCTCCCTCATCCCCTTTGTGGGGTGGGGGATGAATGGAGGTGGTCGCCCTTGATTGCATAGATCACGGAGCACATTAACAACTGCACAGGAAAGGACATAAGTACATGAACTCAACCATTTTGACTGCCTTGATTTCCGCAGGGTCAGCAATAGCTGTGTGCCTTATCAATAATCACTTCCAGCGGATCGAAAGCGATATGTACATATATCCAGGAGCGTAAACTGACTGACTAATCATAAAAGATAGCCGGTCAAGGAGTGACTGGCAGAGAGGTGGGAGAATGGGTCCCGAAACCATTACATTTACATGGGGGCAACTGAGTACACTGGTGTTGCAGTCATGCGCACTGGTATCTGCGGTTGCCGGTGTGGTCAAGATTATTGTGGCACTAATTGCTAAGGCTAAAGCACCAAACGAGATACAGGATAAGCGTATCACCACACTTGAGGAAGAGATGCGAGACGTCCACAAGAGACTTGAGGAAGGGGATACCCACTTTTCTGTGACGGATGAAGGAAACCGTATCACGCAGGAAGCGCTTCTGGCCCTTATGTCACATGCTATTAACGGAAATGACGTAGATAAATTAAGAGAAGCCAAGAGCAAACTGGAAGCGTATCTGATTAAGAAATGAGGATGATAACTATGTTCGGAATGAGTGACAAGACGTATGACGTACTGAAATGGATCGCACAGATCCTGCTGCCGGCACTGGGAACGCTGTACTTTGCACTGTCAAAGGTGTGGGGACTGCCGTATGATACTGAAATCGTAGGAACGATTACAGCGATTGATGCTTTCCTTGGAGCAATCTTGGGCATCAGCACAGCGCAGTACAACAAGATGGGCGAAGAGGGCGAGATGGACTGACCATCTTTCCTTGACAGGCAAATATGAGTAGTTGGAAGGGTCTCAGAGTAGGCCCTTCTTTTTTTATATAAAGGAGAAGGTCAATAATGAGCTTGACAATCAACAAGAACCTCATGTCCCGAAACCATACAGCCATGAAGCGCAGCAACTCAGCTATCCAGTGGATCGTGGTGCATTATGTGGGTGCACTGGGAGACGCCAAGGCCAACACCGATTACTATAAGTCAACCAACGTGGGAGCATCCGCTGACTTCTGGGTAGGTCATGCCGGCGATATCTGGCAAGGCAATGACTATCGGAACTACTATTCATGGCACTGCGGTGGCGGCAGACAGAGTAGTGGTGGCGGCAAATACTTCGGTATCTGTAAAAACGCCAACTCTGTGGGCGTAGAAATGTGTGTGAAGAAGAAGTCCACTCGCACTATGAATGCCACAGATAGAGACTGGTACTTTGCATATGCAACCATTACATCAGCAGCCAGGCTTGTGGCGCAGCTTATGCATGAACTGGACATCGATATTGATCATGTTATTAGGCATTACGATGTTAATGGCAAATATTGTCCGAATCCGTTTGTGTTCGATACTGGTGATGTAAAATGGGCAGACTTCAAAAAGCTGGTCGAGCAGTACTACAAGGGCGAAGACCCGAAAGCTGCGGCTGACCCGAAACCTACTGCTACCACCACTGCCCCTGCCGATCAAGGAGTAAAGCCATCTGGGATCCCGGCATCCCAGGTGCAGTTCATCTCTGATGTGGGTAAGATATGCCAGTCCATGATGTCAGAAACAGGTATCCTCGCATCCGTAGTCACCGCACAGTGCTGTTTGGAGACAGGGTTTGGCTTTGGTACAGATTCGACCGAGCTTGTCAGAGTAAACAATATCCTCGGCATGAAAGCTGACCTTATCAACGGAACTTGGAAGCAGTATACCGTATGGGATGGTGCGACCATCGTTAAGCGTACTCCGGAATACTACAACGGAAAACTCAACTATATCATTGATACCTTCCGAGCATATCCCAACTACGAACAGTGCATCAGAGACTATGAGATGTTCCTGCTCCATGTGCAGAATTCAAAAGGTCTGAAGTACGCACGCATCAAAGGCATGACGGATCCCGCTGCGGTTATCCATGCTATCAGAATAGGTACTGGTACTAGCAGCAAACCGGAAGGCTATTGCACCGACCCGAACTACGAAGCTAAGGTCCTCAACATTATCCGTCAGTATGGTCTGACTAAGTATGACAGCTATGAGGGCGAACTGCTCAAGACCGGTGATGAGGATGAGACAGAGACACCTTCCTTGGATGGCTTATTTAAGGATGGAGATCCGGATGAGGTGACTTTCGTTGACGGTAAGCCTGTAAGTGTGAATGCCGCCAAAAGCGCAGCACCTCAGAATGCCTCTACAGCCCCACAGATTGCCCCACAGACGGTCGTTGAGGCTTGCCTGCAGATGAATGCGGAGATGATAAAATCGCAGTCAAATGGAGCCAAATGGGCCTACTACAACAGCAAGACATCTCAGACATTTGCCAAGGCGCTGGATCAGAAGAACTACAGAGTCAATTGCGCCACGACAGCCAACTGGGCGCTGAAGATGATAGGCGTCATGCGGTATGACTTGGCTGGCTTCTATGGTGAGAAGAACGGCGTTATCAAATGGAAGTCTGCAGCCACAAAGACTGCTGTGACGAGTGCTTGTGATGTGATCAGTATAGGTGGCAAGAAGACGGTGGTCACTGCCATTGCAGATGGGACGCTCAAAGCAGGAGATATCGTGACATACTACGACATCCGGCACACAAACATCTACCTTGGCGGCGGTCGTTGGCTTGACTCCGGTCACGCCTATGCGAAAGGTACTGGCGATGGAGCTACCTTTGGTACATGGATAGGAAGCACGGTCTATGGCGCTCAGCGGATTGGATGCATCATCCGGCTGAAGGCTAAACCAGTATCGGCAGCAACAAAACCTGCTGAGAGCAAGCCAACTGCCACTGTCACGAGGTATTACCGTGTCCAGGCGGGTGCTTATCGTCTCAAAGACAATGCCAATCAGATGGTACATAAGCTGTCATCCGTAGGCTACAAATCATTCATCGAACAGAACATGGATGGCATGTACATCGTTATCTGTGGGTCCTTCACAGCAAAGGCTAATGCCGATAAACGTGTGGCAGAATTAAAAGCAAAAGGTATCAGTTCATTTGTCCAGTGAACACAAATTTAGGGAGGCCGGTGCGGTCTCCCTTTATTTTTTTGCCATCAGATGATATTATTTCAGCAGGCTATCCGGTATGTCGATAAAAAGCATATGACACGAAATATGACACGACACTCAATTTGTCCAGTAAATATGGGCGTTTTAGACCTGTCCGATTCCCGTCAGCAGCTTCATTTTTCAAACCCTTGGTTTTATTGGGAAGTTCGAAAAACCCAGTAAATTCAAGGGTTTTTTGATGTTCGGATATTAGCGGCATGCGACAGGATATTGCCGAAAAAAGCAGTATAATATAAAACTATATGACACGAAATATGACACGAAATAAACCTACTGGTTCGCCGACTTATACAGGTCAGCGAATTTTTTATTGGCTTCGGCATTCTTCAACTTCGCCTCTTTCTCAAGCACATGTCTGTATACTCTCTTCAGCGTACCATCTGACTGCCATCCACCTCTCTGCATGATATATGCGTCAGGCATACCCATTGCATGAAGGAAACTGGCAGAATAATGCCTCAGGTCGTGAAAACGAAAATTGGGAATATTATTTCGCTTCAACAGCCTATGAAATTTAGTTGTGATCGCATCGGGACTCATCGGTACGATACGCCCTTTAACACCTCTCCATTTCTTAGCTACAAAGTCCGGATACTCTATGTACCTGTCACCGGCAGATGACTTAGGTCCCTTGATTATCCAGTCCTTATGTCCATCCTCTTTTTCAAAAACCATGCCCGCAACTACATGAACAACATTCCCGTTTATATTCTCTGACCGTAACGCGCATATCTCTCCCCTGCGCATCGGACCGAAGGTTGCCAGCAATATAGGTAATTCCATATCCGTGCCCTTGGATGCCGCCAGGAGGCGCTTTATTTCGTCTTCTGACGGGATGTGAAGGTTACTCGGCTTCTTCATCGGTAACTTCGTATGAAGGGCGAAATCGGGCCTATACGTGCGAAATACGGTACTTACAAATCCGTGTAGGTTACGGACGGTCTTTGCTGACATTTTGGATGCAAAGATGTTGACCATACGCTGAATGTCGGTCTGCGTGATATCCTCAATGCGTTTGTCGGCTATCTCACTCATATAGTTTTTGAGATAGTCTTTGTAGGATGCGATGGTCCTCGGAGATAAGACCGCTTCACGATTGCGAATATACTCCTCAGCACATTGTCTGAATGTCCGATCTATATATTTCTGTTGTTCTTTCCTCACTGCCCACTCAGCAGCTTCCCGCTCTACCTTTCGTCTGCCAGCCAAGGAAGGATCATCCGATGTGAACGACCGATATATCATTTTTCCGTCCGCATCCTTATGGGAAAACACCCTCACTCTCCATGATCCAGATGGCAGCTTTTTTGCCTTTGCCATTTGCACATTCTCCTTTCACTCTTGATGGGCATCTCTTTCTATCTGATCCACATCACCTCCGTTCTCAAAATCCCCTCTCTCTATATGCTTCTTTTCGTGAAGATATGTCTTCATGTTCTGCTCACGGCTCAGTCGTGAATTCAAGACAATAGTATCCTCCCCGTTTCGTCTTACAACAAAACCTCTTATCTTTGGTGGCAGGTCCATAAGTCGTACTTGCATTTCCGCTTCACCTCCTGCCTATAGCGTATCATATTACCTGTCGGGATTTTCCATCAGCTAAACCTTTCCAGTAATGCCTTTATAACTTCAAGGTCTTCTTTTTTTACTTTCCTTACGCCATCAAAGAGAACTTTATATTCCGGATGTTCAAACAAGAACTGTGCAAGATCGCGGGCATCGTCAGTGAGATAGTAACTGTCCGGTACTTGGTCTCCCTTGTCTTCTATCAGGTCTGACTTGTCGCAATGCAAATAATCTGCCAACATCTCGATTTTCCCCATGCGTGGCATCTTCTGTCCGTTCATCCAGTTCGACACTGTTGAAAACGGTATCTTTAAATCTCTGACAATATCTACGGCTTGCTTATCATTCATATCTAGTAATCTCTTAAGGTTTCGGCTAAATATTCTACGGATGGTTTCTTCTGACATGTTGGTCTCCTTTCCCCCTCTTATCTTAATAATACGGCAAAAGCGGACGGTTCGCAATAAAAGTTTAAAAAAATTCACTTTAGGGGTTGACACTTCGCTTAAGGTGAAGTAATATAGTCCCTGTAAGGCGCTTCACTTAAAGCGAAGAGATAGAAATCAAGGAGGTGAAGGAATGCGAGTATCCTTAAAGGCAGCGAGAGTCAACGCTGAAATGAGGCAGTCAGACGTAGCTACGGCTTTGGGCGTTCCGGTCGATAGGATTAAATACCTGGAGAGCAAGGAAGGGAGTTCACGGATAACATACGAAACGTTGTTGACCCTGTGTTCGCTCTATAAATGCACTCCGGATGATATTATTTTGCCTATAGACTACCCCGAAAGCGAAGTAACAGAGTAGCTGGAGGTAGAAATGACCAACAAAGCAACCGAACTGCTATTCGGAACAAAACTAAAGCCGGTCAGCGTAGTTGCTCTAGCGAAGCAGACGCATATCCCAGAGTCAACGTTACGGCTGTACAAACGAAATCCAGGCATCATACCTCTTGATAGGCTGAGAATTATCGTCAAGGCACTAGGCCTGTCAGAGGAAGAAGTAGTCAAGTTAGTCAGATAACAATCAAGGGGGAAGTAATATGGGGAACACAGACAGCATCATTAGGCTTTATCGCTCCATGCGGTTGACGCTGTTGGTCAGCGTACCAATGGCAGCAAGCCTAATTTTTTATGTCATCACAGAGATACCGATAGTCTCTATCGTGGCTTTTGCAACAGCGGTGCTATGTGTGCTGGAAGAAACACCGGAGCCGAAGGAGATAAGACGGTCTCTGAGACAGAAAGAGTTCAGAAACGACAAGCTAATATGGTACATGATTGAAGATCGTGTAACTGGTGAAACGAGAATGATGTGAGGTGCCAATGAGAATTGTTATTGATGATGAGTTCAAAAGTCTTATCCCGCCACTGACCAAAGAAGAATACCAGGGCCTTTCAGACAGCATACAGAAGGAAGGGTGCAGAGATGCGTTGGTGCTGTGGGGAAATATCCTAGTTGATGGTCATAATCGGTATGAGATTTGCGAGAGGTTTCGGATACCGTTCAAGACTGTGCAGAAAGACTTTGCTGACAGGGACGATGCCATCAGGTGGATTATCCTCAATCAGTTTGGCAGGCGCAACTTACCTTTACATGAGAGAGCTAGGCTGGCATTAAGACTGAAACCGATACTGTCTGAAAAGGCGAAGGAAAAAGAAGCGGAGAGAAAAACGACTTATCAGAAATCTGAAAAGTCACCTCTTCCAACTGTCAACACAACAAAAGAACTCGCCAAAGTTGCCGGTGTCTCTCACGACACAATCCATAAGGTTGAGGCTATAGAGAAGAAAGCTCCTACGCCAGTTGTAGAGGCCTCTAGACGAAACGACATTTCCGTCAATACCGCATACCAGGTAACAAAGATGGAGCCGGAAGAGCAAGAGGAGATTGCGGTACGAATTGTACAGGGCGAAAAGCCAAAGGATGTTGTGCGTGAAATACGGATTAGGCCGCATGTTGTGAACAACAGCAGAGACGATGAGTGGTACACGCCTGCGAGGTATATCGAAGCCGCAAGACAGGTTCTTGGAGAAATCGACCTTGACCCTGCATCAAACGACTTTGCAAATGAAACAGTAAAGGCAAAGACGTACTACACGGAAGAAACCGATGGGCTGTCTCAGAAATGGTTCGGGAACATCTGGATGAACCCACCGTATTCAACAGCGCTGCTCCCACGGTTCGCAGAAAAGCTAGTGAATGAGGATTTTGCGCAGGCGATAGTCCTTGTGAATAACGCAACCGAAACACAGTGGTTTAAAACGTTTGTCGGCAAGGCATCTGCAATCGTGTTTCATACCGGTCGGATCAAGTTTGTAAAGAGAGACGGCGAACACGCCACACCGCTTCAAGGGCAGGCATTTTTCTATTACGGAAATAATGCAGATAAGTTCCTTGAGGTATTCGGAGAGTTTGGGTGGGGTGCAAAACTGTGAATGAATACAGGGACGAGACGAGGGGAATATATCAGAGAGAGGAATGTGCGAAGCAGCTTATCTCATTCGAAGGTTTGGTCTTTAGGGGCAGAAACGGAGTTTATAACGTAACCCCCACCGATATAGATGGATGTGTTCAGCTAGATGCTGAGAACTGTTTTATCTTCTTTGAGTTAAAACACTCAGGAGGGATGTCATCAGGGCAGGAAAGTGCATTGGCTAAACTATGCGATGCCATTTTAGATAGCGGAAGAGAGGCAGTGGTCTTCATGGCTGTCCATAACGTTCCCCTTCCAGAGGTCGTTCTAGCCAAAGATGCGAAAGTGACGAAGATTTATTACGGAGATGAGAAATTTCCACGTAAATGGCACAACCACAAGCATGAACAAAAAACACTAAAAGAGGCCATGGATGGTTTCGTGGATTACATCAAAAAGAAAAATCACAGGGAAGACAACAAAGGAGAAGTAGAAACACAATGTCAGGAAGATACGAAAAGAGAAGGCTGAGCAGCGATGAAATAGCTGAAATCCTCAAAAAGGCGCTCTGCAATGCGCCAGATGAAGACATCAAAACAGTGGGGACAGGGGATGAAGGAGCGCCCAATAAAACAATAGAGATGATAGCGATTGTTAGAGATATTATCGGCGAAGTTTCGCATAGCGATGAGGCAGCGGAAATTATTTTTCGCAAACAAGCAAAAGATGACGGCGGGGGTACAGTGGTCCAGTATAAAGGAGATTTTTCACCAATAATGTATGGGATCATGAAAATCTTGTGCTTGGTGTTGAAAAGCTATTCGGATGAGGATGCCGATACCCTAGCTAAGGTTTTGTTTACCGGATTCATACTGATGAGAAGGTTTGAAAAAGACAGTAAGTAAGGAGGTGGAAGAAATGAACATCAAATTAAAGACAATCAGCATCGAGAACTTCAAAGGTATTCGTCAGTTCATGACAGGTTTTGGCTTCAGAACATCTATTTTCGGAGCCAATGCATCCGGTAAAACAACGCTGATGGACGCATTTACATGGTTGCTGTTCGACAGGGACAGCCAGGGTTCAAACCGGTTCGACATCAGACCGCTTGGTCCTGATGGCAAGATGATCGACAACATCGAGATATCTGTTGAGGCAACGCTGAAAGTAGATGATGCGGTCATCAAGCTAAAGAAGACTCAGAAACAGGTTTGGACAAAGAAGAGAGGTTCGGACGCTCCTACGTTTACAGGCAATAAGAACGAGTTTGAGATCGATGAGTTTCCAACATCTGAGACAGAGTATAAGGCCAAGGTGGCATCGCTCATCGATGCGAACCTGTTCAAGTTAATTACCGACCCGAAGCAGTTTGCAAGCATGAAATGGCAGGATCAGCGAGAATTGCTGATGAAGCTGATAACCGATGTAACTGACGAAACCATCCTTGCTGCAGGCGGCGAAAAATACTCGCCTATCAGGGATGAAATCCTTCTGGGAGGTGCCGAGAAAACGCTCCTCAAAGCCAAGAAAACAATGACCGAGCTGAAGAAGAAACAGGACGAGCTTCCGGTCCGCATCGATGAAGCATCCAAGCAGCTTGTCGATGTGCCTGAGCTGGCAGACCTTGAGCTTAAGCGCAACGAGATCATGGAACGTCTGAATGCCGTCAAGGTGAAAAAAGATAGCGTGATCGAGGCTGGTAAGGGTATCAGCGAGGCATCCAATAAACTGATGGCGCTGCATAAGGTACTGGCAGAGACAGAGATGTTTGAGCAGAAGAAGGTTAACAAACTGCGGTTCGATGCACGCTCCAAGGTCGATGGCTTGCAGGAGCTTATCACATCCTTGAAAGGCAAAAAGAGTGCATTTGAGCATGAGCTGACGAATTGTCAGACAAGACTGGCCGGTGTCACATCTTCTATTGAAGCGGTCAGAGAAGAGTATCTGAAAGTGCGTGGAGAAGATATGCCTGATGACGCTCTGATCTGCCCTACATGCGGTCAGAAGCTGCCGGAAGATAAGGCCGGTGAGGTTATCGAAAAATGGGGCACCAGTAAGAGAGCGCGCCTTGAAAACATCACCGAAAGAGGTAACTCGTTGAAGAAGCAGATGATGGACCTGTCTGCGGAAGTGGGACGGATGGAAGGACGTATCGCGCATGTGGATGCGCAGCTTCAGTCAGCAGAAGACGAACTGGTCGAGGCACAGAGAGACCTTGATGCTCTGCCGGAGACCGCTGACCTTGACAGCATCGCAAGCATCATTGACCTGCGGAAACAGATAGCCGAACAGGAAGAACTGCTGAATACAGAAGATGATGGTGCTGAACAGAGAGAATTACTCCGGAAAGAAGAAGAGGCTATACAGGACGAACTGTATGCGGTAAACAAACAGTTTGCCATAGCTGAGAATAACAGCTTAACTGAGGAGCGGCTTAAGGATCTGCGTGAAGAGCAGAGAGAGGTTGGACAGCTTGTGGCTCTCCAGGAACAGAAGATCTATCTGCTTGAGGAGTTCAGCCGGGCAAAGATGGACGCCATGTCTGAGGGCATCAACAGATGCTTTGAGAAGGTCAATTTTAAACTGTTTGACATGCAGATAAACGGTGGCATGAGAGAAACATGTGAAATGACCATGAACGGTGTGCCGTACAGCAGTCTGAACAGTGCCGCCAAGATGCAGGCAGGACTGGATGTGATCCGCACACTGTCAAGGCTGTATAACGTAACCGCTCCGATATGGTGCGATAACCGTGAGAGTGTAACAGATATTCCGGAGATGGACGCACAGGTCATCAGCCTGTATGTATCTCCCGGAGACAAAGAGTTGAGAGTAGAGGAGGGTTAATATGGCGAACGAATTAAGTACTCGCACACAGCAGAAAACCGGCATAGCCACTTACCTTGGTGGCGAGGCTACAAGAGCCAATATCGCAGGAGTTATTGGCAAAGAGAATGTAACAAGGTTCGTCTCATCCGTTGTATCAGCCGTACAGGCAAATCCACAGCTTGCGGCATGCACAAACGCATCTATCGTATCTGCGGCGCTCCAGGGCGAGGCGCTCAAGCTGGCACCGTCACCGCAGTTGGGGCATTTCTATATGACTCCGTATAAGACCCGTAAGAAGGTCAATGGCGAATGGGTGGAGAGTACTGAAGCTCAGTTTCAGATAGGCTGGAAAGGCTATCTTCAGCTTGCCATCAGAAGCGGTCAGTACAGATCAATCGTTGTGAGCGATGTTCATTCCGGCGAGATAGAGTTCAATCCGATCACTGAAGAAATCATCCTCACGCCCATCATGGATCCGGAGCAGAGAGAACAGGCGCCAATCATCGGGTACTATGCGATGTTTGAGCTGTTGAATGGCTTCAGAAAAGAGCTGTACGCAAGCCGTCAGAGCATTGAGGCTCACGCAAAGCGCTACAGTGCATCCTATCGGTACGACCTAGAGAGCGGTAAGAAATCCAGTATCTGGTCTACCAACTTCGATGCGATGGCCAAGAAGACTCTCATCCGTCAGCTTATCGGCAAGTGGGGAATTATGTCGGTTGAGATGCAGAGAGCATATGAGAATGACATGGCTGTCATTGATGATGAGGAAGGTGGCAAACGCTATGTTGACAATCCTACCACTGTTGAAGCTGTCGTGGCAGATGATATTTCTGCCCATGCGAATACTGAGACATTTGTTGAGGCTGATGTTGTGGACTCCGCTCCTGCTCCCAAGGCGGCCCCGAAACAGAGTAAAGCTGCACCTAAGAAATCACAGCCGGTCCCGGATGACCTTCCGGACTTCATGTCATGAGGCTGGCTGTACTGGGAACAGGCAGTAGCGGTAACACATATATCCTCGATGGAGATGAGGAGTGTCTGATACTGGATGCTGGCATCTCCTTCGGGGAAGTGAAAAAGGCGCTGCGGTTCAACATCAAACGAATATCCGGTCTGATAGTGACACACAGTCATGGCGATCACTCCAAGTACATCTACGAATATGAGCGTGTTGGCGTTCCGGTATTCACGCCATTCAAGGATGAGAACCTGCGGCAGAGCATCCACCTTGGTGGCTTTACGGTACAGAGCTTCGACCTGGTGCATGATGTGCCATGCTGCGGATACCTTATCAGCCATCCGGAGATGGGGAAACTGCTCTATGTGACAGATACGGAGTATGTGAAATACAAGTTTGCAGCCATCAATCATATGCTGATCGAGGCCAACTACTCCGGAGACCTGTCTAGCAAATCGCCGAACTGGAAACATGTCCTTGAAGGTCACATGGCACTGGAGACTACACTGGAGTGTATAAGGGCAAACGCATCGGATGAGCTGATGACCGTGACGCTGTGCCACCTGTCGGATAGAAATAGCAATGAGAAGGTATTCCAAGCAGCTACGGAGCGGGTAGTTAATCCATCCGTAAGGGTAGCGATAGCAAACAAGGGACTGGTCGTAGATCTGTCAGAGATACCGATATAGGGGGAAGTAACATGCAGACTAAAGTACTTACGATATGTCCGATGTGTCAGAAGCGGTCTCTCGTCATTCTAACCTTCGGACAGTATGGAAGATATCTTGACTATCTTCATAAGCATTATCAAAGCATTAACGAAGCATTACCGGACGTAGCCGAAGAGAACCGTATACAGCTTCTGAATGGCATCTGCCCGAAATGTTGGAAGAAGTTGGAAGAAGAAACACTCAGAGAAAAAGAGACAACCACATATGAGCCGGTCGAAGAACCGTGTTAAGAAGGAGGAATGACGTATGAATAAAGTAATCCTCATGGGAAGACTGACAAGGGATCCTGAAGTCAGAGTGACTGGTGGAGAAAACCCCATCACCGTAGCGAGATACTCACTGGCAGTAGATCGCAGATATAAGAAAGACGGCGAACAGACAGCGGACTTTATAAACTGCGTAGCGTTCGGAAAGAGCGGAGAGTTCGCTGAGAAGTACCTTCATAAGGGAACAAAGATCGCAATCACAGGCCGCATTCAGACCGGATCATATACGAACAACGAAGGGCAGAAGGTATATACCACTGACGTAATCGTAGAAGAGCATGAGTTCTGCGAGAGTGCCACCAAGAACACTTCTGAGCCTGCCACAGGCACATCACCTAATCCCACAACAGCATCTGCACCACAGACAGGTTCTGCCGGTTTCATGGACATTCCAGACGGCATTGACGAAGAACTGCCTTTCGCATGATGAAAGGTGGTGAGTCAAATGCGTGAAGAAGATAAGAACAGAAGACCATCGGAAGTAATCAATGACTTCCTAGACTACCTCTACTGGGCAAAAGAAGAACAGGAGAAAGCATGGGATATCGTCACGACAGAAGACGATAAGATACAGGACTATCTCCACAAGCTGGAATTCTGCAATGACTGCGGAGAGCGTAGCCGCATCGCCACTGAATGGCATCGCTCCAGGGTGGCGAGGAGAGCCGCAAAGGATAGGTCAAAAGAGTTCAGCGAGATATATAAGTTCATGGCTGATACGAAAAATAAATGGGTTGTCAATGCCATCAAGAAACTGGCAGGAGACCAGAGGCATGAAGAAGACTATGTCCGGAGCGAACGGAAATATACCAACAGGGTGCTGAAAGAGGGTGACAGCGATATTAACAATTCTTGAGGATACACGCCAACAGGAAAGCAAACATGAGGCCAAGCATAAGTACTTCAAAGAGAACGGCATCCTCTACCGGCGAGTCGCTCTTGACTGCGGAGACTACACACTGCCGAATGACAGGTCCGTGGCTATCGATACCAAGAAGGACCTGCAGGAGCTGATCGGAGATATCCAGTGCAAGACCATTGGCAAGGGTGAGGCCAAGAAGATGGTCCTGTCAACCTTGGAAGGCTATCCAAAACTCAATCCGATGGAGGCCTATCACATCATCACAGACAGTGATGAGGGAGACAGGTTTCCGGAAGGCGAATTGGAGATGTGGTGTAACGCTCAGAACGTCTCAGATGCCTCTAGAAAGGCTTTAAAGAAGATACTGGTAAAGTTCTATGGGTTCTTTCACAGGGGGCTTAAAAGGGCGCAGAACAACGCTACAAGGCTAATCATTCTAGTTGAGACACAGAGAGGCATAGACAGCATAGAGGATGTCGAAAGGTTATGGATCAATCCCAGAGCATTCCTGTGGCGAAAAAAGGTCATGAGTAAGTATGGGATAGCGTATCGAAACTTCGATGAGGAAGTAGCCAAGCTCAATGCTGCCGGTGCAGGTATCCGGGGTCCGATGGACGGAGCACAGCTTGCCAAGGCAATGCGGACCATGGAGCAGAATTACGGGTGCAAGTTCATGTTCTGCAGAAAGAATTACGCAGGACGAGTGATCGTGGATATTCTGACTGGGGGTGAGGCACCGTGACCATCTGCCATGATGAGAGACCTTGTTTTGCTAGGACTTCCAAAAAGGTCTGCAGGCTGCTCAATCAGGACTACAGCATGGAGAAGAAACCGTGTCCATTCTGCAAGGAGCATATAGACGATGTAATCCCCACAGAGGTGCTGTTCCCGAAGAAGAAACTGGCCATAGAGAAGGAGCCGAGCTAGAAATGTTAAATTCATCAGATATCGAGATGGTGAAAGACGCAGTCACGATGCGGGATCTCGCTGAGTACTACGGTTTCGAAGTGAGACATATGTTCATCCGGTGTCCGTTTCACGGCGAGAAGACCGGCAGTCTCAAGATATACTCCGGAAAGGGTGGTTGGCACTGCTTTGGGTGCGGTCTTGGTGGAGACATTATCGACTTTGCTATGAAGTATGAAGATATTGACTTCACAACAGCCGTACAGCATGTGGGCGCTTACTTCAACATCCCGATATCCGATGGTTATAAGCCTACCAAGGAGGAGAAGATCGCCATGGAGCAACGCAAAGAGAAACAGCTTATGGCCATCAAGGAAAGACAGCGCAGAACTGAAGAGATGATAGCCGTCAGCGAACAGATACGCCTCCTGGAGGACATACAGAAACATCTGGTGCCGCTAGGATACGCATTTTGCGAACTGCAGCAGGTACTGATGAAACTAAAAACCCAGTGGGATGAGATATATGAGTCGGCAGATAAGGATGGTGGCAGACAATGAATGAAAACACGGCATACAGCATTTGGTGCGAGATCATAAAACTCCACAAAACATACGCAGCGATCCCGCCTACAGACGGACTTGGTGCGCTGACAAGAGACATTAATAACATGAACGCAAAGTATAACCTCCCGTTCTGCAACGCCTTGACCGGCATTCTCTTCGACTGGTACAGGGTAGGCTTTACCGGTCTGCCAGTGGATAGAGTTATGGAGTTCTACAAAGACCTGTGGTTCCTGCATCACAAATATATGTTGGTTGAGGACAGGGGCGATGACTTCTGGAACGGCATGTTCGTTGAAGTCAGAAACCTCAAGAAGAAATACCTGTTTGACATGTTCGAACGGTACATCTTCGTCATCTGCGACAGCGTGGAGTTGGGTAATGCGTTGTGTACAGATGAAGTCGAGACAACCAACACGGAGAATGTTGGGTGATGTTGGATGATGTTGGATGATGTGGGGTGGTGTGATGAACAAGGAAGAACGCAGGGCATGCGGCTTCTACAACATAGGTGTGATCCCAAAAGGAAGTATCCCATGTAAAGATTGCGAAAAGCAAGGCTGCGGCACCTACCATGACCAGTGTCCTGAATACAAGAACTACAAGGAACGTATAGCAGAGGTGCATCGCCGGAACAATGTCGAGTATGACAAGATGGCTAGGCATCCCTTCCGGAAGGAAAATCCAAAGGGTTCGCCACATTCCATTACTAAGATGCATAAACATAGGAGTTGAGTAGCATGATAATAGACTGTTTCGCAGGTGGAGGAGGAGCATCGGTTGGAATTGAGATGGCTCTTGGACGGCCTGTAGATATTGCAATAAACCATGACCCGCAGGCCATACGAATGCACAGAACAAACCATCCGAAGACGCTGCATTTAACAGAGGATATTTTCAAGGTTGACCTGGAAAAATATGTAAAGGGAAGGAAAGTATCTTTAATGTGGGCATCTCCGGACTGCACATCTCACAGCAAGGCAAAAGGCGGCCAGCCAAGGAACCAAGGACTAAGGATCCTGCCGTGGGCAGTATACAAACACGCAAAGGCAATCCTTCCGGAAGTAATCATTATGGAGAATGTGGAGGAGATACAGCAGTGGGGTCCTTTGGATGGTGATGGAAAGCCAATCAAGGAAAGAGCCGGTGAGGACTACAACAAGTTCATCAACAGCATGAAATCCCTTGGATATGCTTTTGACTGCAGGGAACTGGTTGCTGCAGATTATGGAGCACCTACGACACGGAAGAGATGGTATGCGATATTCCGCAGGGATGGCAGAGACATTGTCTGGCCCAAACCTACGCATTTCAAAGACCATGAACCGCAGTGGTTACAGTGTGGAGATTATATCGACTGGTCGGATCTCGGCAAATCGATTTTCGACAGGAAGAAACCACTGGCAGAGGCCACGCAGAGACGGATTGCAAATGGCATTAAGAAGTACATCATAAACAATCCACATCCGTACATTGTAGGCGACAACAGAGCAATCGACTTCGTCATACAGTATCACGGAGAGCAGAAGGATGGAGACTCCCGTGGGCAGCGTCTTGACGAGCCTATCAAAACAATAGACACATCCAACAGGTACGGACTGGTCACGGCGTTCCTCAGTAAGTTTTACAAGACCGGAATTGGTCAGGGATGCGATGAGCCTATACACACGATCACAACATCTCCTGGACATTTCGGACTGATATCTGCATCGTTGGTCAAGTACTACGGCAACGACAAAGACGGCCAGCCAATGGATAGACCGCTTGGAACCATCGTTACGAAAGACAGGTTCGCTTTGGTATCTGCTTTCCTTGTTTCTTATTACGGAAGAGAGGACGCCATGTGGCCGGTTGACTATCCGGTCGGCACCATCACAACAAAGGACAGATACGGCCTTGTAGGCGTTCTGGTCAACATTGATGGCGAGCAGTACATGATTGCGGATATCTTCCTGCGGATGCTTAAACCGGAAGAGCTGAAAGTTATGCAAGGGTTCCCGAAGGACTACATTATCGACCGTGACTATAGATGGCAGAAATATCCGTCATCCGAGCAGACAAAGCGTATCGGAAACAGTGTGGTGCCGGTCATGGCAAAGGTGCTTGTCGAGGCGAACTGCGGATACCTTAAGGTCGGTGAAAGGCAGCCTGCTCCGATTATCTACTTTGATCAGAGAGGGCAGATGGCATTTGCATAGAGAGGAGATGCGTATGACACGATCAGAAATATTACAGCAGGCCGACCAGGCCATCAATGGTCAGAGAGAGTTGGACTATGGCACTGCGGAAGATAACTTCAACCTCATCGCAAGGCTATGGTCCGAATACTTAGGGAGAAGCGTATCCCCGGTCGATGTGGCCATGATGATGTGTCTGCTTAAGATATCCAGGATAAAGAGCGGCGGCGGTACAGGTGACAGCTTTGTGGACCTGGCAGGTTATGCAGCTTGCGGTGGAGAGATAAGAACCAGTGAAGAGCAGGCAAAAGAAGTTCCCAACGAATGGATATAACAGGAGAAGCAAACTATGGTTGAAACATTGATCACATTGTCAGTAGGCGCGTTCATCGGAGCATCCCTGGGAGTCTTCTTGATGGCACTGGCAGTAGCCGCCAAGAGAGAAGATGAGGAACTGGGAGAGCTATCGGTAGCTACCAAGAGAGCGGATGAGAAGTTGGGAGAGCTATCGGATGCGTCAACAACCTACAGCACAACCTATCTTCCTCACTGCGTAGACTGCAAGCACTACGTCCGGCATGACAAACGATGCGGCCACTGGAACCACGGTGCAAACCCTCTGGATAGTTGCAGTTTTTGGGAAAGAAGGGACGATGAGATAGACGGTAGCGTTCCGTACTGAGAGGAGTGTGAACGAAAAATGATCGCAGACGGAAAAGAATTAATTGACCTGATATCAGAAATACGCAGTCAGTATAACTGCTTTGATAACGCAGATCAAAAGTATTATGAAGCATTGTCGCTGGTGCTTAGGATACTGAGGCATATGCCATCAGAACAGCCGTGTGACGATGCCGTGAGCAGGGCGGCGGCGATTGCGGCAGTTAGTAATTGGCTTTACGACCGTGATGATGGGAGATCAGTGGATCAATTACTTTCAGCCTTGCCATCCGCACAGCCAGATTATAAAGAGGTATTAGGTTGGCTATTGGCATATCACACAATATCGTTTGATTTGCATGGACGGTATCTCCCGCATGAGGTTATATCTTGGCTTATAAATGATTTTACAAAAGAATTTATTGCAGGGAGAGGACAGAACGAATGATTTGATCAGCAGACAGGATACTGATTAATTGTTGGTTGATTGAAACAAGAGAATTATGGAGGTAAGCGTAGGTGAAAATTATACAAGAAGGTAAAAATTTGAATGGTGTGTATTCAAAAGTTAGATTTAGTTGTCCTGTTTGCAATAGCAGACTTGAAGAGTGGAAGAAAGAGTTACAGCCCGTTATGCTTCTTAATGAATTACATTTTGGATTTACATGCCCTGTTTGTAAGGGGAAAGTTGCTGTAAAAGAAAGTGAATTGGAAAGCGTTCGTGGGTAATTGGTTGTTGGAGGTAATGTAAGTATGGATGATTTAATCAGCAGACAGGAGGCGATTGATCATTGGCGACTTATTATTGATGCTACGAGTATGGACAGCAGATATAACATGGGTTTTGTTGATGGTCTTGAATTCTGCATAAGTCATTTATCAACTATGCCAGCCGTACAGCCCGAAATCATCAGGTGCAAGGATTGCAGATTTCAGGACAAAGGAAGCAACGAGTCGGAGTCTTGGAACCTTTGCGGATACAGACCGTGGTTACACGTTCCGACAGAAGATGAGCATTACTGCGGATATGCGGAAAGGAGAACCGATGAGTAAGGATTGCGAAGGATGTGGGTGGTACAGATACCCTACGCTGCTGGATAACAGCTTGAAGAACAAACCAATTCCGATCGTTATCATGGACTTGCGAAGGTGTGAACGTGGATGGTGTGATAAGGAAAGGAGAACCGATGAGTAAACTTGAGATTGATGATTTCGGCACTCTTGCCATTTGCGCTATCCGTTACTGTCACGGACGGCAGACATATATGCCTGATCTGGTGCGAGGCATTATCAGACCGCATCTGCGAGAACTGAATGACAAAGACCTGACCGTAATGATTAATGATTGCGATTTTCAGGAGAGGATGCACTTGTACGGTGATAAACACATTGACAAGCCGGGGTGGTTAAAGTGGAAAGCAGATTTGATTGCGGAAAAGGAAAGGAGAACCGATGACTGACAGAGAAAAAGCCCTTGCATACTTCCGTAACCGTGAAGCACAAATACCAATGCCGGGAGCGAGGGCGATGTACCAAGAGGCAATCAAAGCACTGGAACAGCCAGAAGTGATACGATGCAATGGCTGCAAGCATATGATAACACATGAGGGGTATGGATACCTTGGTGAACCTGCATATACATGCGAAGGAAACATGGAAGGTTGGGTTTTGCCTGATAGCTTTTGTAGCAATGCAGAGCGGAAGGACGGTGATTGATATGCGTCTTTTACATGGGATTATTGCAGGTACTCTGTGGGTGATGCTGATGGCATATGCTACAGTGAGGGTCGGAGTCGAGATCCCGGCAAACGTCCAGTGGCTGTCTACTGCGATTATAGTTGCAGGGGCAATGGCAGGGGGTGATTGATGTGCGCTTGATTAATGCTGATGCACTGATAAAAACAATCGACAGTCACTGTTATCCAGTACAGCACGATATGACGAGCATTGAGCCAGGGATGACACGGATTGGAATTTTACAAGCGATACAGGAACAGCCGACTATCGAGCCAGAACGCAAGACGGGGAAGTGGATTGAATATGACAACAGTCATTGCGAATGCCCGTTTTGCCATACGGAGTGGAGTTACTTTGATAATGAGGTTGAGCATTTTGATTTTTGCCCAAGATGCGGTGCGAAGATGGAGGGAGAGAAAGATGGCTGAGTACCATGTTGGTTGCGGTTTGGCAGGCATTTACGCAGGAACACTCAAACCAAAAAAGAAGGATGAATGGCAGAATAAGTCATTGGTCACAGAAGAGGCAATTTGCGCTGTGCGTGATTATCTTTTTGTAAAAATGAAACCCGGTGACAAGATGAATGGCTATCGTTGGGACATGAAGGACGGCAGAACTGTTGAGTTGGCGGTTAGCGTATACCCAAGGGAGGCTGAGACATGAAAGCATACACAGATGAATACATTGTCAAATCTGACGGAATCTACCGAATCGAGCGCATCTACCATCCAGGCGGCGACTGGGAACAGAGGGAAGTCTTATGGTTACCAAGAGATGTTCTGATGACTGCACTCAGCGCATGGTTAACCTTTGATGGCATTACCGCAAACAGGGAGGGTGGATTTTATGTCCAGTACGGAGACAAGGAAACACATCCGGTATAACAAGGAGAACTACTCAGTCAACGGATGGGAGCTTCTCGCCGAGCAGATAATCGTTCGGGTAACCATCGAATACCGGCATGCTCTCCGCAAGCGCAAGTATATGCCGAACAACAGTAATGCCAAGTCAGTGATCAAATCATGTGAGCGCTTCTTTCGGAGTGACTGGTACAAGACATTAACGACTGTGCCAGGGGAATGGCTCATAGAGGCGCTCAAAAAAGAGATCCGGAATGAGAGGCAACCACTGTATGGAGTGGGTAGCAAGGAGTGGCTTGAGAAGCATAAAGATGGGTTGATGAACTATGAATATTAGAGCAAGGAGTAAAAAACTATGACTCTGAGACAGTGCTTACTTGCGGCCCGCGAGGAAAAAGGAATGAACCTTGCGCAGGCCGGTGAGAAATCTGGAGTGTCATATGCAGCAATCAGTACGTGGGAGCGGGGAGACCGCTCTCCGCAGTTCGAAAAGCTGGAACAGGTGTGTATGCTTGCGTATGACATGTCGCTGATAGAGTTTTTGCAGAAATACGGGTATAACGGTGAGGAAGAATAAAGATATGAACGTAGAATTAATCGACTATCATGACAACTGGCAGGCCGTCAAGGATGCAACGATGACCACTATTGGCAAGAGGACCGGCAGATATCCAGACTCCATGTGGAAGTGGCGTCTGTTGATGGCAGAACATTCGCCAATCAGACTGCTGACATTCAGGATCCGGTTCACAGATATCCCCTACTGGGTGGTCATGCATCTTGTCAGGCATAAGGTGGGTGTAGAGCATTTTGTGAGTACACAGCGGACTGATCGGACTGGCACGGACAGGAGCGGACTGCCGCAGGACAATCTGGTCAACTATGAGATGGTGGCAGACGCACAGGCGCTTATCAACATCAGCCGGAAACGTCTCTGTATGTGCGCTTCACATGAGACCCGTGATGCTTGGATGGCTGTAGTAGAGGCCATCAGTAAGGTAGAGCCGGAACTAGCATCGTGCATGGTCCCAGAATGTGTCTATCGTGGACACTGTCCGGAATTGAATGGATGCGGATACGAGGACTCTGCAGCATGGCAGATGGCAACAGTGGCATACAGAAGTGGCAGCGGTGTGTTCATGAAGATAAAGTAGGTATAGGGTAAACAGCAATGAAAAGACCAATCATTCGAACAGAAGACCTATATCCGGGGGCAAGAGTGGTCCTGTATTCATGGCAGACAGATGGACTTGAAGCGCCGACAAAAAGGCATGGTGTTGTGGAGCAGATACTTCGAAACGGACGAATGATCATTATACGCATGGACCATGGCTATTCAGAGTGCTGGCGTCCAAAAGAACTGTTCCTTGCCTTGAATGGCATCCGGCAGTACAGCGGATATGTATCTCTGCCGACAGCGCAGGAAGTGCGGAACCTAATCAGCGGAGACAGCCGAGCCATGGAAGATATGATAGCGCATGAAGGCGTACGTGAAGTGAGCAATGGCCGTCCAGGAGGAGTATCCGGGTGGAACATACCTATGCGCAGTGCGGATGATGACACGGATAGCACAGACGATATTTAAAATTAACGCGTATATCCGCAAAAATATTATGTATATGTGTAGCAAAGGAGAGATACGACATGCTTGAGATAAAAGTCAGATACGTCAGACCGATACAGCCGATAGCGCCTATCAGCAAGGGAGACTGGATAGACCTTCGGGCGGCAGAGGATGTGACCATCAAGAAGGGTGAGCTGAAGATGATCCCGCTGGGTGTGGCCATGGAGCTGCCTGCAGGATATGAGGCCCTCGTGGCGCCGAGAAGCAGTCTCGCAAAAAGCTATGGCATCCTGTTGGCAAACAGTATCGGCATCATCGATGAGGCCTACAAGGGAGATAATGATGAGTGGATGTTTCCGGCATATGCTATTGCTGAGGATGTGTTAATCCCGAAAAACACACGGATCGCACAGTTCCGCATCATTAAGCATCAGCCGGAGATCCAGTTCAAAGCTGTGGGTAGACTCGGTAACGCCGACAGGCATGGGTTTGGCAGTACCGGAAAGATGTAAGAGAGAGGTGAAGAAAAATGACAGATACGGCAACATATTTCAACACACATGACTTTGGGTCCGTTTACAAAGAGCCGGTCAAGAACGGACATGGCAGCGAGATACACGCAGGAGATGTGGTATACCTCAAATGTACAGTCTCCGAACAGCAGCACAAATGGGGAAACATGATACGCCTGGAAGCGAGTGATGCGGTAGTGTATGCCAGCAAGGAAGACATTCTGACAGCACACGATATCATGTGGACACTGGAAGCAGGAGA